TTTCAAATCGTTCTTGATTACGTTTTAAAGATGTTTCTAAATCAGTATAAACATATAACATCATTACTTCATATCCTGCTTCTTTTAACTTATTAACTAATTTAGTAGTTTGGTTTTTTGATGATGATGTACCATCTAATATAAAAGATTCTCCCTTTTCTATGGTTTGAGGTATATCTCCTTTTATATTTTTTTTAAGATTACCTTTTAATTTATCTGTGGCTTGAACCATAGCTGCCATAAATTTCTTTCTATCCCCAGCATCTGCTACTTTTTGGTCCAATGTAAATCCATCTGTTTTAGATAAAGCTGATATTGTCTTATCTAAGTTTAGTATTTTTAAACCAGATAAATCTAAGTCATCCAAAATATGTCCTTTACCTGCTCCTGGGGCTCCTGCTAATAGAATAGCTTTAGGTTGGCCTTGTGATTCTTTTAATAATTGTACTAAACTTATCATACATTTGGTTTTCCCATTAATATTTTTGTATAAACCTTATCACCAATTTTTCTTTGATAAGAACCATCATCATTTATTTCAACATCTTTTCCTTTTAAAACCTTACGGATGACTTCTTCATCCCTAACAATAGGAGATCTATATTTTGATCTTAAAATGTCTTTTAACTTTCCTGATACTTCTGCATAATACCCAGGATTTTTTAACAATAAAGCTGAAATACGGATAACGGCATTTTTGGCTGCTTGACTTCCGTCATGACCCATCCCAACAGATTTAGTACCTGCTTCCTTTTTTTTAGATATTTTTACAGCATCGATATCAGGGTCATCATCCAAATCAATTACTAAATATTCAGCATCTTTCTGTGAGCCTAAAACATCTTGAGAAGATTTAAAATTTGGATGACCTCCAATTGGTTTATAGGCACTATCAATTATTTTAAAAATTTCATCAGCAAATTCCTCTTTTTCTTCATCATTAAGGTAAACCCATTGATTTTGAGGAAGATCCGATTCTTTTAGGAGATTTATTAACTTTATCATTTAAAAATATTTATTATAAATATCGATAAATATATTAAGTGGTGTTTGATGGCCCATTTTCTCAATTATTTCTATTCTTTCTGTCCCATCTAACATTGCTTTTGTGGTAATAGGGTTAATAACCTCATCTTCTTCACCTAAAACCACTACTTTGTCAGCATAACTATAACCATACTTAATGTTGGGGTCTATTTTTAATGAACGGGAGTGAAGCGCAGGATTAAACAATAATGCGGTACATCTCTTATGTGAAGCAATAATATCTGCTAAATACCCTCCCATACTTGAACCTATTATAATACTATCAGAATCTACATGAAAAAGTAAATCATAAAAATCATTATAGGTAAAGTTTTTGTAATCAATAGAAGGAGCATAAACAAACCCTTTTGTAGCTAAGAAATCAACCTTAGGACCTCCCTGTTCACTTTCTAACCCATGTAAATAAATTATTTCTTTTCCTACCATCCTCTTTCTTGACGTTGAACATAAGCATCGTGACGTGCCTGAGATTGGGCTTCTATATCCCAAGCCTCATTAGCTGTTACACAAATTCTTGAACCATTACGAATAATGATTGCACATTCATCTCCTGTTAAACCGCAAGTAAAAAATCTTTCAACTGTATCAAACATAACCTTTATTTTTAATTTGTAACTCATTTACTTTGTAAATATACGAACAGTATCCTAGGTAGCCAAACCTTTACACGTTTCTCTTTACAGTTGTTTGAAAGGAAGTTGTAGCAGGTTTATGTTTTGGGTTTTCTAGATCAAATATTTTTTTAACTGAATTAAATATTTCTAAATTTTCTCCCTGGGTTCTAGGTGATTCATGTAATTCCCATCCCTTGCCTTTTATTTTTTTCCCAGCTTTATCTGGTCCTCTTGATTTGGATTTTAACCATAGTACACCTACCCTATTTATTTCTTTACCAAAACATTCTTCATAACATTTAGCATAAACTGCTCCTTGTAAGTCATAAACAGTTTGTAAATGATTTGATGTCTTAAAATCAATAACCCACAATTCATTATCAATTTCACAAATACAATCTACGGTACCGGCTACTTTTAATTCATCTGAAAATAAGTGGGTTTCTGTTTCAACTAGAACAGGTTTGTATGTTTCCCAAAAATCAACAAAATTTAAAAACATTTTCCAAACATCAGGATTCATTTTAGGGTTACCATATTCATTTAAAAAATTTAATTCTTTGCCTTCAAAATATTCCTCTATTAATTCATGTACAGCAGTACCTTCCTCAGCACTTTTTTTAACAATCCAATCTGCACTATACCCTACTTTTTTAAGCCAATCTTCAAAGTATTTACCTTTAGGATATGAGTTTAAAACATAAGTTACAGATGGATAAAATTCTCCATTACGTCTGTAATAACGCGAATCTGGGAGGGTTATTTGCTTGTGATCATCAGATATTTCTAGAATCCGATCATAGGATTTTTTTATCATAATGCTAATTTTCTTTCCATTAAATCATAATAGGTTAAAGGAACAGTATTTTGGATTAGTTTGGTGAAATTTTTAAAACCCATTTCACTTGGATCCTTATCTTGTAAATCAACAAGATAGACTTCTTTACCTTCTGCTAATAACATTTCACAAAACCGTAAAGCTTGTTTCATAGCATCCCTATCTAATGCTATATAAATTTTATCTACTAATGAAGTAACTATTTTTTTCATTAAGCTACTTTGTATATTTTTTCCTAATAAAGGAATTGCATTTCTTTTTATGGCAATGGCATCAAATAATCCCTCACAAATAACAATAGGTAATTTCCAATTTATTAAATGTTCATTTGGGATTATATCCCTTGAGGATGAAGGGTTTCTATATTTTATATAAGGATCCTTTTCGAAAGAACGTGCTGTAAAATAATTTAACCTACCATATTCATCATAAGTGGGTATTATAATCATATTATTATATAAACCACTTTTACAATATCCAATATTATACTTAAGAATATCGTATTTACTTATATGTCTTTTTTTAAGGTACGCTAATGCGTGTTTGGCAGTAATTCCGTTTAATTCACCAGAAGAAAGGGAAATAAATTCATCAGGTAATGAAATACTAGATACAACTTGTGTTTCCTTTATAGATTTAGAAGTTTTTACTAATGATTTCAACTCAGTAAATTTACTACTATCTACTTTTAATTGTTTAAATAAATTATATATTGTAGTCCCTCTAACATTACAAGCCCAACAATGCCAAGGGTTTTTACCTTCTCTATTTTCGGTCAAATTGACCTCTAATTTAGGTTTATGATGATGGCAAAAAGGGCAATGGTAAGCATAATTATTTCTAGCTGTTGCCTTTCCAGATCCAAGTACGGAATTTACTAGTGTAACTAATAATTGATTTACCATAAATGGTAATATATAAAACTTTTTGTTATTTTCCAACAAATATTAAAAAAAGCCGGTAAAAAACCGGCTTTGTTCTTTCTATTAATTCAAGTTTTTATTTCTTGATACCAGCTTTAGCTGAAATACGACCCCAAATAGCTACTGCTTGGCCAATAACAAATGTTACTGATGCCCAGACGTTGTCGAGTTCACCTGCTAAAGTTTCAGCTCCTGAAAGAGTTTCATTTACTGCTCCTGAAACATCTACTGTTCCGTTTGATACAGCAAAAACAACTCCTGAAACTGAGGAAATTATAATACCAATGATAGTTTTAGATTGGTACCATGATTTAAATTCTTGAAATTTGTCAGTTACTTCTCCCATGATAAGTGTGTTTAAAAAAATTATTTGTTATAAATATATAAAATTTATTGAAATTCTTTAGGTTCTTCAAACTCAGTATTAATTAAATCCCTAGTGTAAAACTTACCTAAAATATTATCGTTAAAAAATTCATCTGGTTTTTCTAATACTTGATATATCATTTGGTATTTTACTTCAAAATAAGTTAATGATTTTTTATCATTACATATTTTTAAAATAGTACGTTCAAATTCATCTTTTTTACCTTCAAGTAACAATTGTTTTATTTCTTTTTGGGAACCATAATAGTTTAACCAATCAGATTCTTTAACAGCTAATTTATAAGAGGGACGACGACCTACTACACCTTGTAGTTTTTCTAATTCTCGTTTTCCAATTTTTACTTTACGTGTATAATATAAGACTTTTTTTCCGATATAAGATTTTCCAGAGGGATTATGGGAAACAATATAAATAAAACCAAATGTATTTTCTGGAAATTGAGTAATGTCCCCTATTTTTGTATTTTTATAGGTCCAACTCATGATAATTAAATTTATTATAAATATTAATTTTCTCTTCGTTCTTCAGGCTTATAATATTTTATTCTATCGTGCCATATTGGGGAAGCTAATAAAACAGCAGCTTTAATATTACCTTTTTTCTGTTCTTGGAAAACATATGACATCCAAGTTTGTTCATAAGGATTAGCCCACTTTGTATCTATAAATACTTTTTGGTTGCCTTTTTTAGACATAATCATAGGCCAGTTAGTATAAGTTACTTCTCCATCTATATAAGAAATACCATCTACGTTATTTACTATATTAAATTTAGTTCTAGGGGCATTAGGATCTGACCCATTGATGGGTAATTTATCATAATCAGGCCAAAATTCTGTTCTAATATTTTGAGGTACATTATACCAACTAGTTTGAATATTGTTGTCCCAATAAACTTCAGTAAATGACAATTTTAAGAAATCAAAATCTTCCTTTATAATAATTTTATGTAAAATTTCATATAAATTAGGTATATATTTTCTTAAACCATTTCTGCAAAAATTTCCTTCTTCTTCTTGATTATTAGATGTCATATCATCCTCAAAAAAGAAATAGTAATCAGCATCTGATTCGTGGAAGTGTTCTGCTGCTGCTTGTCTACCCCCACATATACCAGAATTTTTACCTAAGTGAATATATTCAAAATTATATTTTTTAGCTATTCTTTTATTTTTAGTTTTAGCCTTACTATTAGTAGAATTATCTAAAAGAACTAAATGGGGTTTTTCAAGCCATTCAGGAACTTTTTTCATTGATTCTATAGTGTGAAGTAATTGTTCTGGGAAGTTAAAGGTTAATATATATAAATTAGTTTTAAGATTACTAATGTGTTCCTGGTCTATAACTTTAGGGGTGGGTTTATAGTTTTTAGGAATTGGTTGCAATTTTACATTATCTTTAACTAATGCTTCTGTAAATTTTACTACTAAACCATTTCCATCTAGCATAAAATTTCTATAAATATGAGGCTCTTTATGAGCCATAATAGCAAAAATACTTTCTTCAGTTCCCATTAAACCCTTTTCTAAAGTAGAATTTAATAAAGAATAATAAGTACCATTTGCTTCTCTAATATAATCTTTATGTCCACCAAATAATCCTCCTCTACAAACATATTTTACTTTTTCCCCAGCGATTTCATTCATTTGTTCAAAGTTAAACCCATGAATCTCATCTGTAGCATCATATGGATAGCCCAAAAATAAAAATGAATCTACATATTTATTTAAATTGTCTAAACATTTATTTTCAGCTAAATGGGTAAAAGGTACAGTATTTGTTAAACCAGCATCAACCCAATAATAATAATCAGTGTTAAAATGATTAAAAATAGATGCATCATGCAACATAAACATTTTAGATTGTACTATTGGATTATAGTATTCTAATTTAGCCTGGGGGCTATTAGTTAACCATCCTCCTTCTCCTGTGATTTTTAGCCAATCAGGATTGGCTCTTATTTTTTGGGTTTGGTCCCAATGAGGTTGATATAAACCATTTTTTATGTCCTCTAATTCCATTATGCGACAAAGTGTATTAGAGGTATTTCTATATTTCCATACAAATTCTTCTAATTCCAAGGGAATAAAAAGTATCATATATGCATCTATTTGGAGAAATTCTTTAAACCTAGGTAAATAATGGTCCTCAAATTTTCTACCATCATTTAGATGCTCCCCCCTGTTTAAATCCCATAAACCTGAAACTATAGTATAGTTTTTATCCATTGTTTTGTAAATTTTGGAGATATCTATGTCTTTCTGGGTCTATATATTTTATTAATAATTGGAGGGCTTTTTCCTTAATTTCAGGATTGTTTCTAAAATACCAACACCCTTCTTGACCTTCATGAGCAGTATGTCTTAAAACAGGGAATGTAGCTACACCACCACCATTTATCCATTCATCTAAAGTTTCAAATTTTGTATCTGAACTATGGTAAGTAGCAATTCTATCTATATTTTTAGTAGCTAAATATGCTGATATAATATAATCATCATTCCATTGATCAGAGTTAGTTCTAAAAAATTCATTAAAATCATCTTCAAAATATTTCCTTTTATAGGATATAGATTTATAATGTTGTAATACATCAACAACTGAGGATTTATAATTAGAAGTAAAATAATGATCTCTTTGATCATTAAAAAAATTATCTCTAGATCTCATTCCATCATATCCAACAGCACATCCTGGGAATTTTTCTTGGTTATTTATATGTTCACTAATTAAATCTTCATGGTACACTAAATCATCATCTACTACAATAATTATATCTTCCGGATCAGTACTCCTATTAATAGTATAAAAAGATTTAGTGATAGGTCCTATATCTAATACATCTTCAAATATTTTAAATTTAGGGTTTTCCTCTGATAAGGTTCTTATCCATTCAGGAATTTCATATGTTTTTCCAGTATTTGTGGATAACTTGGGAACATTAAAGTGTATTTCATAATCCTCATATGATTGGTTTAATAATGATGATAGGTTTGCTTTAATTCCTTCATCATGAGTTGCCGTTAATCTTGATGGGATTGTAGTTAGGGTTAAAATTACTTTACTCATTTTATTTTGTATATAGTTTCATAATTAGATATAAAATTGAATGCTTCACTATCAGTTCTTCCTAGATGATCTCCATTTTGTTTTCTAAATTCTCCAAAAGCCTCAAAGGCAGGTAATTGTTCTACTATTGGAAAACTCCAAGCTCCTCTTCCATTATCGTTTACTGGTCTCCAATCTACTTCCTTATCCCAAAAAACACATCTAAAAAATATTTCTTTTTTCAAAAAATAATAACTACAAATAATATCATCATTAACTGATATAGATAAATTTTCATTAGAAAGAAAATCCTCATCAAAAAAACTTCTTTTATATCCTACAGAATGCCAATGACCTGGGATTCTCATGTAGCAATCAGATTGTACAGGGAAATATCTATGAGTAGTTCTAAACATAAGGAACTTTTGATTTTCATCTTCCCATGTAACTTTTCTTAAAGGTATATCTCCCCTAAAACAAATAATATCTTCAGGATGTTGAGCTCTTTTTTTCAAATGATATTCTAACATTTCCTCATGATATTTTTGATCATCATCTAAAACAATTAAAATATCATCAGGATTTTGAGTATATTCTAATACACCAGTTAGTTTAACTACAGGCCCATAATCTTCCTCTACTCTATTTATTATTAATTTATTATTTTGTAGTTGATAATCAAGTAATTCTTGGGGAATTTCATATTCTATTTCTTTATTTTTATAGAAATAAGGAATGTTTAGTATAACTTTATACTCATTATTTGTCTTTTGATTGACTAATGAGTCTAAATTTACTTTAAAATGTTCCCAATTACTTAGTCTTTGGGGGACTGTAGTTAAAGATATATAAATCATATTTTATATTTGATTCAAAAATTCCATATTACAATCCGGGATATTTGGATTATTAGCAAAATCTAAATTAGGTAAAGGATAAGAAGTATTATCAACTTCAATATTAGAAGCATATTCTTTATTAAGGAATGATAATTCTACTACTCTAGGTATTGTATAATTCCCAATTTGTATTTCACCCCCCCAGTTATTTCCATGTATGTGGGTTAATATAAAATTATTTTTTAACTTTTCCATTATTACACCTAATTTAGTTTGATAAATAGGTTGTTCAAGATTATGGAATTCAATAGTCATCCCAGTTACAAATGAAGCTAAATCTTTAATATCAGTATCATAAAAGTACCCATACTCCGCTCCTTCAGTATCTATTTTTAAAAAAGCCTTACCTTCTAAATTTAAAGAATTATAGTGTTCTCTTACTCCTTTTAAACTAATAATATCATTTAATCCCATTAATTGGGCTTTAAATTGGTCTAAAGCACCTATAGATTTTTTTAAATCATCAGTACTTATATTTTTTTGGAGAGATTTTAAGTGGGTGTTTAGACTATTAATATTATCTTCAAGTTGAGAAATATGGTATAACTTTTCGGCTTCATTTACATTATCAGAACCTAACCCCTCTGGGAAGAAATTTACTAGTCCTTGAGTCCACTTATTATCTGGTACTGTGTGGTCAAATAAATAGACAGGTTTATTAAACTTTTTAGCAAAGTCATCTTCATAAGTTTTATCACCTCCATAGCCATAAGCCATTAAAAAATCACATTTTTCGAAAGCAATTTGGGAAGCAACATAACCTCCATCTTGGTTAGCTCCTAATCTAATTTTAGGAGAGTCAGTTTTGTAGGGTTTTAAGTATTTAATCATAATTTATTTTTTTGTATAAGGAAATGGTTGTAAACGTAATCTATAAAAAGCTTTTAGGGACTCAAAATTATTTTGTATAAAATCTTCTTGCCCTTTTTGAGATGGTATTAATTCATATGGAGTAGCTCCAAATACAAAAGGGTAATAAAAATTCCAAAACCTATCCTCAGGATAACAACATATTTTCCAGTGATGTCCAGGATGTGAACCAAAACATAATGGGATTGGTTTTGGAGGAAATTCAAATTCTAATAAATTCCCAGCAATAGCAAATATATGTTCTGCGTGTAGCCTCCACATTGAATGCCCATTTAAATAGAAATATTTTTGTGGTTTTAAAATAACTTCTTTACATATATTATTTAAAGTTTTAAAAAGTAGTGGAATATCATTTTTATTAGGTACCTTTAAAAAGAAAACATTATGGTCACTATGGTGGAATATGTTAGGTGGAGATGGATTAATATTTAAAGTTTCATTTAGACTATCAGAATTTTCTTTTAACCTAGAATAGGTTAAATGATTTTTATCAATTTCACCACAGGGTAAAAAAGTAATTCTTTCATTTTCATTATGCAAAGTAAAATAACTTTCAAATTTTTTAAATTGATCATCATCACTTATTATAGGATGAACATCTAAACAGGGAAATAAAAATCCTTTATATTCTTGGGAATGTTTCCAATTTAAAGCAAATCTATGGAAAAAACTTGGAAGTTGTATCTTATACGTAACATTAGTATAATCCATTAATTCATTGGCATACTCAACTTCATCTCTTTTTTCTTTGGGAAAAATTTCATGTTCAATAGACCAAGGGTAATCTTTTCTTATATCAAAAATATCTTCTATAAAAATGTTATCCATATGAGATACCGAACTAAAATATTCGACATCATCAGTCATTACTAAAATATCAAAGTATTTATAAGCAGGAAAATTTTTTATATTTGTTAAAAACCTTTTTTTATATGTTGGTCCTATTGCAGAATGAAATATTAGTAATTTATTATTGGTTTTCTTCATAGTTTATCCTTCCAATATTCTATCATTTCATCTAACATTTCCTTAAAACTATACTTACGGTTCCACCCAGTTACTTTTTCTAATTTAGAAGGATCTCCTTTTGTTAACTTAATTTCTTTAGGTCTTAACATATTAGGGTCAGTTTCAATATATTTTTCATAATCCATACCTAAACTTGAAAAAACATATTCACATAAATACTTTAAACTATTAAGTTCCCCGGATGAGCATATAAAATTATCAGGGGTAGATTGTTGTAAGATAAGCCACATAGCATTAACATGGTCCTTAGCATGGCTCCAATCTCTATAAACATCTAAATTTCCTAATTTTAATTTATCTTGTTGGTTCTTATAGATATTAACTGCTCCCTTTACAACTTTTGTAGTAACAAAATTATCTCCTCTTCGTGGAGATTCGTGATTAAATGCTATTCCTGTGCTAATGTGCATATCATATGCCTCTTTATAGGTATTGCATATATTATAGCTAAATACACGGGAACAAGCATAAGGATTATTAGGATTAAAAGGAGTAGTTTCCCTTTGATACCCATCTTTATCTATATTGTTTCCAAACATTTCTGAAGAAGAAGCCTGGTATACTTTAGTAGTAGGGGATATATTTTTTATACATTCTAGCACATTTAGGGTACCTGTTGATATAGTATTATTAGTATAAACAGGATTATCAAAACTAATTCTAACATCAGATTGGGCTGCCAAATTATAAAGTTCATCCGGGTGATATTTTTTAGTAACTTTTTGTAAAGAATCTAAATCAGTTACATCAGCATATTCTAATATTATCTTATCAACTAGATGGGAAATTCTGGTGTTAGATAAATTTGTATTAAAAGAGTGTCTTCTAATTGTACCTATTACTTTATAACCTTTAGATAATAATAATTCTGCAAGATATGAACCATCTTGTCCTGTAATTCCTGTTATTAATGCTGTTTTACTCATTAAAGGTTAATTTCGTGTTTTTCGGCCCATCCTCTTGTTTCACTATGGCCCCAGTATATTACTTTAGATGGGGTTTTATCAGTCATAAACATTTTTTCGTAATGTATAGGTTTATTTTCACTTAAAAATAATTTTAATCTATTATCATCTATAAATTCAGAATCTATACCTATACCATTTTCATCATCAAAAGCAACTAAAATAAAATTATAATCCTTACCTTGTAAATATTCAGGTTGAACATCCACTAAATGATAAAAAGAAACCATAAAGCTGTTTTCCCATTCCTCTTCATTTTCAATTACAGGATTAGGAGGAAAAAAATTATCTTTAGTATATTTTTGAAAGGATTTTTTTTCAAAATGTATGCCGGCATATTTTTCATAATCTCTTAAAGTTCTAACTGTTCCTAAATCATACCCAGTTAGATCAAATCCATTATCTTCTATACCAAATAATTGACGTATTTTAGATCTACCTCTATCATTTTCTTTCCACCAAGCATCTTCACCTCTTTTATATTGATCATCCCATACTAACATACCATCACGTTCTTCTCTCATAGTAGCATGCCAAACTACAACTCTATGAGGGTGAAATAAATCATAACCATGGGTGTAACTTCTTACTGTGAGGTTAATTTCTTCTCCTGCAAAGAAAATATCAGGATCATGTTTAATAGTTTTAGCCCATTCATTAGGACCAAAACAAAAATGACCTGAAATAAACCTTGCAGGGGCTGGTTTGGTTAATTTTTTCCAGTCTTCTCTGAATCCTGTGGGTCTAATAAAGATAGTACCATGAGGATAAAAAGAAGCTGCTTCACTATACCAAGGTTCTTGTACCCTATCTTTAGGATCGTTAAATGGATTATAATAAGGCAAATAACCACAAATTAAAGGATTATGTCCCTCTTCTTTTAGTTCATCATACCACCCAATTAAAGTAGAATCCCAATGCTTATCAAATCTATGATGAGAATCTAATTGTAAAACAAAATCTTCGTCCTCTAATAATTTATCATTTATAATTGCTCTAGCATAGGCTAGTCCCTTAGCCTTTTCATAGGGCATATCATAAATTTTAAATCTAGGATCATCTCTGTATTCATCTATATTATCAAAACCATCCTCTGGATTGTATTGTCTACAAATTCCAAAGTGTATTCTTTCAGGGTGTTTAGCTTGGGCTAAAGCATCCTTAATAGTAGGTATTAATTCGGGTTCCCTATAAGCAGGAAGATGTAACATTATTTTTCTCATAATACTTTTTCTATTCGTTCCTCGGTTATAAATCCTTTAGATTTAGAATGAGGCCATATAATATATTTATTTGGGTATTCTCCAAAAAATTCCCTCCAAATTCTAATTACTCCATCTCCATTTTCTGCTGTAGACATTAAACTATGAATTTCATTAATGTCGGCGTCTTCTCTAGATATAACTGTTCCATCTTCCTTTTCAAAAGATACTACCCAAAAATCATAATCTAATTCTTTAAAGTGAGTGGTGTGAATATCAATACAATGTTTAAAATGAGATAATAATGAATTTTCATAATCATAAGGTTTGGGGTTAGGTGGGTATTTTAAATTTAAAGTATATTGTTGTACTTTTCTATCTTTAAACCTAACTCCTATATATTTTTCATACTCTTCTAATGTTCTTTCTTCACCGAAATAATATGGTTTTAACTTTCTTTGGGCACAAGGACTACAAGTTAATCCATCCATACCATGCATTAATCTATATCTAAAATGTGAAGAATCATCTTTTTCTTGCCAATCATCACTATCATCCCAATGTCTTTTTTTCCCTTCCCTTGTATATTCATGCCAACCTATAATTTTATGGGGATGAAATAAATCATAACCCCAAGTAAAAGCCCTAGCTGCTATACTAGGTTCCTCACCATGGAAGTACATGTTAGGATCATGGGGAACTTCTTCAACAAATTTACCTGTAGTAAAAGCAAAATGGGCAGAATAAAATCTTGCTGGGAGTGGTGATGTTTTATCTTGCCACCCCTCAATTAAAGAGGGAAAAGTAAAAATATACCCTTCAGGAGTGAATCTATTAAAATCCATTTTCCATACTTCTTGAAGTCTTCCCCCAGGGTCATTTTCTGGGAAATATGATGGGAGGTATGAAGTAATTAGGGGTTTTTTACTGCCTTTATTTTGTAGATCTTTATACATAAGAATTAATTCTTCATCCCAGTTTTGAACAAATCTATGATGGGAATCTAATTGTAATGTATATCTTTCTCCTTTATAATATTGTTGGATTAAATTACGAGCCCAGCATACTCCTTCTGCTTGTTCATAGGGTATATCAAGAATATTAAACCTTTTATCATTCCAAAATTTTTCTGGAATTATATCCCATACATCATCATCTGAATGTTGCCATGCTATACAAATTCTTAAATTTTCTGGGTGTTTAGCTGTTGCAAGAAGATCTTCAAGAGTATTAACTAGTTCAGGGTCTCTATAAGCTGCCATCTGTATAAAGATGGTGTCTTTTTTATTTTGTTTATAGGAAACTAATTTATTAAGTTTTTCTTGTCTTTCATCACAACCACAATCTTCACCTATTATTTTTTTAACTAACCATTTTATACCAGTGTATCTAGTAAAAACTTCTATAGAATCACCTAAACCTTTATGTTTACCCATTATGTATAACTTATATTAAAATGTAAAACCTTATTTTTTAACTTCCAAATAATTTTATCTATCTATATTAATAATAATATTAGTGTCTGTAATTTTAGATGTAGGTAGGGGTTTTGCTAATTTTGCTACTGCTAACAAATTAAAATCATTATCATATAGTCCTATAGTAGTAACATAAGGAGCAAAATAAGAACCTGTTACAAAATCATATACAAACCCTTCACTTCCAGAAAGTAGTGTAGGATTGTTTGAATAGTTATATTCATCTGCTCCTATAATACAATTATATTGAGTTTCAAAAATTGTATAAGAACTAGAGAATGACATTGTTACATCAGAACCAGTAATGTATGTATTTAAAAAATTATTATAAATATCCCTAGGGGTAGCCATACTTTTATATTATAATTATAAATATTAAAATTTTTAATTTTTAACTTTTTGTCCAAATATAATTAGTTAAACAAAAATATATACACCCATTTTGGTTTACATTATCTGAAAATTGGTCAACTAATTTAGGTTGATTTTCATCTATATTTTCAAAATCTTTACCCCACCATAGATCCATTAAAATTAAATCGTAAGTTTTTGAAGTAGAATAATTATAAATATCACTTACAATTATATTAATATTAGGGTCTAAATGATTATTAGATTGTACCCAAGAAGCTAATTCATCATTTTTTTCAATTACATCTATAACATTACAATCTGTGTTTTGGGAAATCCAATAAGGTAAAAATCCTATACCCAATCCTCCTATTAATACAGAGTTATAAGAAATTTTATTGCGTTGTACAAACATATTTAAATAACTTGCATCATTTATTAGGACTCCATCAGTATATAAATAGTCCCTAAAAGAATAATTACCATTAGTTAATTCTACACTAAATGTTGAACCACTATAAATGTTTAATAAATTATTAGGAATTAACATATTTAATAAGGTTTTACTGTTGTATAATCACTTATATTTCTATCAGTAAACCAATTAGGATCTGTAGTACAGGATCCAGTCCAGAATGTAACACCTTGATCTTCATATTGGTATATAATAAAAGATTGACTTACTTCCGGTTCTCCGTATCTTATTTCTATTGATTTACTTTCTATTAAATTCATTTGTTTAAGCTTTTCTTAGTGCTAATGTAGTACATGTTGAAAATTCACCTGAAGTCCAGTTGTAAGCACCGGGTGATTCAGTTCCTGCTGTTGTTTGAAGTTTATAATCTATACTATTTGTAGACTGAATGCCGAAAAAACTACCGCCGTTGACTACTTCTGAATTAGTATAACCTGAAGGTCCGGTAAGGCTTGATGTTCTATTTCCTCCTACTCCCATCATAGTAACTATCATACTACCATTTGATACTGTTGTAATATCATTAGGTGTTATATTAGTTTGGTTACTATTTCGGTTTACGGTTGTTCTTGTTACATCTAAAGGTGTTGTATTATCAACATTTCTAAATGCAGTTAAAACTACTGCACAGTAATCTCCACCCGGTACAGTATAAGTGACACTTGTTCCAGTTGATACTATATATGCCACTCTTTGATATAAATCAGAGTTTTTATTTCGTACATTTGTCCATCCACTACTAAGACCTATACCTGTAAATCCACTTGTTAGATTAGCTACAACTACATCTCCTGATTGTATACCAGACAATGTTACAGTACCTCCATTGACTATATCACCTGTTGTATCTGCAACAAATGTAATATCATCTGCTGGTGCACCCTGGGAACGAGATGGTGAAGGTGTTAATGTTCGTGTAGGAGTTATACTTGGTGTTCTTGTTATAGAAGGGGTTCTTGATGGTGTTGGAGTTGGAGAAGGATCAGGTGCAGTATCAGGTCTTAATGCTATTGTATATCCATCTCTACCATCATTTTCAGTAAGAAGTATCGCTCCAGGACTAATTGTACCTGTGGAAGATTCTAATTTATAACCTCCAATAACAGTAGAAAAATTTGAATTTAATCCTACTCCAGTGGCATTAAATACTCCTTCTGTATAACCTGAAGGGAGGGATATGGCTCCTTGAGCATATCCATCATCATCTATCATTCCATATACTACTATCATACAGTTAGATACTGTAGTATTTACTGATGGGAGATTAATTCGATTTGTACCATCATTATGGTTTTGTGAACTGGCTTCAATTGGCTGAGTAGTACTAACATTTCTAAATACTTGATATGCCCATATAATTTGATTTGCTCCTGAACCTCCTTGATTAGGTAAAGTAACATCTTCTGAGGTACCTGTTGCAAATTTATATGATGCTACTCCTCCTGGGTTGTTTGAGCCTTCATCATCTTCTAAAAATGTAAATCCTGAAGGGGTATCTGGTTGTACACTGTCAGATGTTCCTGTGACTATTATAAGATCATCTGCTTGAATGCCTGTGATGGATAAAGTTTCTCCACCTGTATCTACTATTAATGAACCAGATGTTATAAAAGTAATGTTACTTCCTGCAGGAGATGCTGAGGGTGTTCTTGTAATACTAGGTGTTCTTGTAATACTAGGGGTGCGAGTTACACTTGGTGTTCTTGTTACACTTGGTGTTCTTGTTACACTAGGTGTTCTTGTAATTGAAGGTGAAGGTGTTATACTTGGTGTTCTTGAAGGAGTAGCACCAGGAGATTCACTTGGTGTTCTAGTTGGTGTTAAAGTACGTGTTAAAGAAGGAGTTCTTGTTACACTAGGTGTTCTTGTTATACTTGGGGTTCTTGTTGTACTTGGAGTTCTAGTTATACTAGGTGTTCTAGTTATACTAGGTGTTCGTGATGGGGTTCTAGAAGGGGTTTCATCTGGGGTAGTAGATGGGGTTCTAGTGATACTTGGTGTTCTAGTTATACTAGGTGTTCGTGATGGGGTTCTAGAAGGGGTTTCACCTGGGGTAGTAGATGGGGTTCTAGTGATACTTGGTGTTCTAGTTATACTAGGTGTTCTTGTTATTGATGGTGTAGCTGTTATACTAGGTGTTCTAGTAATAGAAGGGGTGCGAGTTATACTAGGGGTTCTAGTAATAGAAGGAGTACGTGTTATACTAGGAGTTCTAGTGATAGAAGGGGTGCGAGTTATACTAGGAGTTCTTGTATTACTAGGGGTACGTGTTATACTAGGGGTTCTAGTAATAGAAGGGGTGCGAGTTATACTAGGGGTTCTAGTAATTGAGGGTGTTCTAGTTAATGAAGGAGTTCTTGTAGGGGTAGGAGTACGACTAATAACTGCAGCACAATTAATTGAAACTGTTAATAATGTAACAGTATAATCTATTTGTGAAGGGCTAAAGTTTAAAACTTCCCAATCTTTACCATTTACAAAAGCATTACCACTTACTGTAATAGAATTTCCTACAGAAGGTGGACTTGTAGTGTCAAATCTAAATCCATAAGTAGTAGGAGAACCAGTACATTCTCTAACTGTTACATCATAAGTTGCTGGAGGGGTAAGTGAGGGTGTAGCTGTAATAGATGGGGTTCTACTAGGAGTTCTAGTTAACGAAGGTGTTTTAGAAGGTGTTTTAGAAGGTGTTCTTGTTAATGAAGGTGTACGTGATGGGGTTCGTGTTGATGTAGGTGTTGGTGTTGGAGAAGGGCAGTTGGCAGAAACAGTTAATAGAGTAACATTATAGTCTATACTTCCAGGGCTAAAATCTATAACTTCCCATTGTTTACCTTCTACAAAGGCATTACCACTTACAGTAATAACATTTCCTACTATTGGTGGACTTGTAGTATCAAATCTAAATCCATAAGTAGTAGGGGATCCATGACATTCTCTTACAGTGACATCATAAGTTGCTGGGGGTGAAAGGCTAGGTGTTATTGTTCTAGTAGGGGTTAAACTAGGTGTTCTAGTAATACTAGGAGTTATAGAAGGAGTTCTTGTTATAGATGGAGTTGGTGTTGGACTTTGTAAGCTACACGGAGCTCCTTGTACTACACTAGAGTTTCCTGAACCACCTCCACCACTTTCATATACTGGGGCTGGGGTTGAACATGCACAAATAACTACAAAGCTTTCTGCATCTACTGTAACTGTTAAAGTTTTTGGAATATAACAACCTCCATCAGGTTTATATCTAAATACCATACCATCCACTGGTCCATTATTACTTAATGTATAGGTAAAAGAAGGAATAGGTGAAACTGAGGGGGTTCTAGTAATTGATGGTGTAATAGAGGGTGAAATTGATATACTAGGTGTTCTTGTTGGAGTAATAGAAGGGGTTCTAGTAATTGATGGAGTTCTAGTTACACTAGGTGTTCTTGTTATAGATGGTGTTCTTGTTACACTTGGTGTCCTTGTTATAGATGGTGTTTTTGAAGGGGTTCTAGTGATAGATGGGGTTCTAGTGATAGATGGTGTTCTAGTTATACTAGGAGTTCTAGTGATGGATGGTGTTCTTGAAGGTGTTCTAGTGATAGAAGGTGTTCTAGTTATACTAGGAGTTCTAGTTATACTAGGTGTTCTACTAGGTGTTCTTGTTACACTAGGTGTTCTTGTTATAGATGGTGTTCTTGTTACACTAGGTGTTCTACTGGGAGTTCTAGTGATAGATGGTGTACGAGTTATACTAGGGGTGCGAGTAATACTAGGTGTTCTTGTTATAGATGGTGTTCTTGAAGGTGTCCTTGTAATACTTGGTGTCCTTGTAATACTTGGTGTCCTAGTAATACTAGGTGTTCTAGTAACAGATGGTGTTCTAGAAGGGGTTCTAGTAATAGATGGGGTTCTAGTTATACTAGGAGTTCTAGTTACACTAGGTGTTCTTGTTATAGATGGTGTTCTACTAGGTGTTCTTGTTATAGATGGTGTTCTTGTTATAGATGGTGTCCTTGTTACACTAGGTGTTCTTGTTATACTAGGTGTTCTACTGGGAGTTCTAGTGATAGATGGTGTACGAGTTATACTAGGGGTGCGAGTTATACTAGGTGTTCTACTAGGTGTTCTTGTTATAGATGGTGTCCTTGTTACACTAGGTGTCCTTGTTACACTAGGTGTTCTACTAGGTGTTCTTGTTACACTTGGTGTCCTTGTTACACTTGGTGTCCTTGTTATAGATGGTGTTCTTGTTATAGATGGTGTTCTTGAAGGAGTTCTAGTGATAGAAGGTGTCCGGGTTATACTAGGTGTTCTAGTAATACTAGGTGTTCTACTAGGTGTTCTTGTAATAGAAGGTGTGCGAGTTATACTAGGAGTGCGAGTTATACTAGGAGTTATAGATGGGGTCCTAGTGATAGATGGGGTTCTAGTTATACTAGGAGTTCTAGTTACACTAGGTGTTCTTGTTGGGTCAGGAGTGGTAGATGGAGTTCTAGTTACACTAGGGGTTCTAGTAATACTTGGTGTTCTAGTTGCACTAGGAGTTCTAGTAATACTAGGGGTTATAGAGGGAGTTCTTGTTATACTTGGTGTTCTAGTTACACTAGGTGTTCTTGTTATAGAAGGTGTTCTTGTTATAGATGGTGTTTTTGAAGGAGTTCTAGTGATAGATGGAGTTCTAGTTACACTAGGGGTTCTAGTAATACTTGGTGTTCTAGTAATTGATGGTGTTTTAGAAGGTGTTCTAGTTACACTTGGTGTTCTGGTGATTGATGGGGTTTTGGTGATTGAAGGTGTAGCCGTTATACTAGGGGTTCTAGTAATTGAAGGGGTACGGGTTATACTAGGAGTTCTAGTGATAGATGGAGTCCTGGTAATAGATGGGGTTCTTGTTATTGATGGGGTAGCCGTTATACTAGGGGTTCTAGTAATTGAAGGGGTACGGGTTATACTAGGTGTTCTAGTAACAGATGGTGTTCTAGAAGGGGTTCTAGTTATACTTGGTGTCCTAGTAATACTTGGTGTCCTAGTAATACTAGGTGTTCTAGTAACAGATGGTGTTCTAGAAGGGGTTCTAGTGATAGATGGAGTTCTAGTAATTGAAGGTGTAGCAGTAATACTAGGGGTGCGAGTTATACTTGGTGTCCTAGTAATACTTGGTGTCCTAGTAATACTTGGTGTCCTAGTAATACTAGGTGTTCTAGTTGGATCAGGAGTAGTTGATGGGGTGCGAGTTATACTTGGTGTTCTAGTAATGGAAGGTGTAGCAGTAATACTAGGTGTCCTTGTAATACTAGGGGTTCTAGTAATACTTGGTGTTCTAGTAGTACTAGGTGTTCTAGTTACACTAGGAGTGCGGGTTATACTTGGGGTTATAGATGGAGTTTTTGTAATACTAGGTGTCCTTGTAATACTAGGGGTACGGGTTATACTTGGTGTCCTTGTAATACTAGGAGTACGAGTTATACTTGGCGTTATTGAAGGTGTTCTAGAAGGTGTTATTGAGGGTGTTCTTGAAGCTGTTCTTGTAATACTAGGGGTTCTAGTAATTGAAGGTGTAGCCGTTATACTAGGGGTACGAGTTATACTGGGAGTTCTAGTGATAGATGGTGTTCTAGAAGGTGTTCTAGTAATAGATGGAGTCCTAGTAATAGATGGAGTTCTTGTTATTGATGGTGTAGCCGTTATACTAGGGGTTCTAGTGATACTAGGTGTTCTTGTGATTGAAGGTGTTCTTGTTATACTAGGAGTTCTTGTTGGGTCAGGGGTAATTGATGGAGTGCGAGTTATACTTGGTGTTCTAGTAATTGAAGGTGTAGCTGTTATACTAGGGGTTCTAGTAATTGAAGGTGTCCTTGTTATACTTGGTGTTCTAGTAATTGAAGGTGTAGCAGTAATACTAGGTGTCCTTGTAATACTAGGGGTTCTAGTTACGCTAGGTGTTCTTGTTATACTGGGAGTTCTTGTAATTGTAGGTGTAATACTAGGGGTTCTAGTAATTGATGGAGTCCTAGTAATTGATGGAGTTCTAGTTTCACTTGGTGTTCTTGTGATTGAAGGTGTAATACTAGGGGTTCTAGTAATAGATGGAGTTCTAGTGACACTGGGTGTTCTTGTTATACTGGGGGTTCTTGTAATTGTAGGTGTAATAGATGGAGTTCTAGTGATACTAGGAGTCCTGGTGGTTGATGGAGTTCTAGTCACACTTGGTGTTCTAGTAATTGAAGGAGTAATACTTGGTGTTCTAGTAATACTAGGAGTTCTTGTTATTGAAGGTGTAGCTGTTATTGATGGAGTTCTAGTAATACTAGGAGTACGAGTTATACTAGGAGTCCTAGTAATAGATGGAGTTCTAGTTACACTAGGTGTTCTAGTTGCATCAGGGGTTCTAGAAGGAGTTCTTGTAATTGAAGGTGTAGCTGTTATACTAGGAGTTCTAGTGATACTTGGTGTTCTAGTAACTGATGGAGTTCTAGTGATACTTGGTGTTCTAGTAATTGATGGTGTAATACTAGGAGTTCTAGTTATACTAGGGGTTCTAGTTATACTTGGTGTTCTAGTAATACTAGGAGTTATAGAGGGAGTTCTAGTAATACTAGGTGTTCTAGTAATTGAAGGTGTAATACTAGGAGTTCTGGTTATGCTAGGAGTTCTAGTGATAGATGGGGTTCTTGTAATTGATGGGGTTCTAGTTATACTAGGAGTTCTTGTAATAGAAGGTGTAGCAGTTATACTTGGTGTTCTTGTAATTGATGGGGTTCTTGTAATAGAAGGTGTAATAGAAGGAGTTCTAGTAATGCTAGGAGTTCTTGTTATTGAAGGTGTAGCAGTTATACTTGGTGTTCTAGTAATTGATGGAGTCCTAGTGATTGATGGGGTTCTAGTAATAGATGGAGTTCTAGTTACACTTGGTGTTCTAGTTGCATCTGGTGTTCTAGAAGGGGTTCTAGTGATTGATGGTGTAGCAGTAATACTTGGTGTTCTTGTTACACTAGGTGTTCTAGTAATTGACGGTGTAGCTGTTATACTAGGTGTACGGGTTATACTTGGAGTCCTAGTAATTGACGGTGTAGCTGTTATACTAGGTGTTCTTGTAATACTTGGAGTTCTAGTAATAGAAGGTGTAGCTGTTATACTTGGTGTTCTTGTTACACTAGGAGTTCTTGTTATAGAAGGTGTAGCAGTAATACTAGGTGTTCTGGTGATTGATGGTGTGGCTGTTATGCTAGGGGTACGAGTTATACTTGGGGTTATAGAAGGGGTTCTAGTAATTGAAGGTGTAGCTGTTATACTAGGGGTACGAGTTATACTTGGGGTTATAGAAGGGGTTCTAGTAATTGAAGGGGTGGCAGTTATACTTGGTGTCCTAGTAATTGAAGGTGTTCTAGTTACACTAGGTGTTCTAGTTGCATCAGGAGTTTTGGAGGGTGTTCTGGTGATAGAAGGTGTAGCTGTTATACTTGGTGTTCTTGTAATTGTAGGTGTAATAGATGGAGTTCTAGTAATACTAGGAGTTTTTGTGATACTTGGGGTTATAGAAGGGGTTCTAGTAATAGAAGGTGTAGCTGTTATACTTGGTGTTCTAGTAATTGATGGTGTTCTAGTAATTGATGGCGTTCTAGTAATAGAAGGTGTAGCTGTTATACTTGGTGTTCTTGTAATACTCGGTGTTCTTGTAACTGAAGGAGTAATGCTAGGGGTTCTAGTAATTGAAGGTGTAGCAGTAATACTAGGTGTTCTGGTGATAGAAGGTGTACGAGTTATACTAGGGGTTCTAGTAATTGATGGTGTACGGGTTATACTGGGGGTTCTTGTAATTGTAGGTGTAATAGATGGAGTTCTGGTAATACTAGGAGTCCTGGTGATTGATGGTGTGGCAGTAATTGAAGGAGTAATACTGGGTGTTCTTGTTATACTTGGTGTTCTAGTAATTGAAGGTGTTCTGGTAATTGAAGGTGTTCTGGTTACACTAGGTGTTCTAGTTGCATCAGGAGTTCTAGAGGGGGTTCTAGTAATAGAAGGTGTAGCAGTTATACTTGGTGTTCTAGTAATAGAAGGTGTAATACTAGGTGTTCTAGTAATAGAGGGAGTGGCTGTTATACTAGGGGTGCGAGTTATACTAGGAGTTCTAGTAATAGAAGGGGTGGTTGTAATACTAGGGGTCCTAGTAATTGATGGCGTTCTAGTAATAGAAGGGGTTCTAGTAATAGAAGGTGTAGCTGTTATACTTGGTGTTCTTGTTACACTAGGAGTTCTTGTTATAGAAGGTGTAGCAGTAATACTTGGGGTACGGGTTATACTTGGGGTTCTAGTAATAGAAGGTGTGATACTAGGTGTTCTTGTTATACTTGGTGTTCTAGTAATAGAAGGTGTAGCAGTTATACTTGGGGTTCTAGTAATACTTGGGGTTCTAGTAATAGAAGGTGTGATACTAGGTGTTCTTGTTACACTAGGGGTTCTAGTAATTGAAGGTGTTCTAGTAATTGAAGGAGTAGCCGTTATACTAGGTGTTCTTGTAATACTAGGGGTGCGAGTTATACTAGGTGTTCTAGTTGCATCAGGGGTTTTGGAGGGGGTTCTAGTGATTGATGGTGTAGCTGTTATACTAGGAGTACGAGTTATACTAGGGGTTCTAGTAATAGAAGGTGTAGCTGTTATACTTGGTGTTCTTGTTATACTTGGTGTTCTAGTGACACTTGGTGTTATAGATGGAGTCCTAGTAATTGATGGTGTTCTAGTAATTGATGGTGTTATTGTAATTGAAGGTGTAACAGTTATACTTGGGGTACGGGTTATACTTGGGGTTATAGAAGGAGTCCTAGTAATAGAAGGTGTAGCTGTTATGCTAGGAGTCCTAGTAATACTTGGTGTTCTAGTGATAGAAGGGGTAATGCTAGGGGTACGAGTTATACTTGGAGTCCTAGTAATACTAGGAGTTACTGTTGCATCAGGTGTTCTAGAAGGGGTTCTAGTAATAGATGGAGTTCTAGTAATTGAAGGTGTAGCTGTTATACTTGGTGTTCTAGTAATAGAAGGTGTTGCTGTTATACTTGGAGTCCTAGTAATACTTGGAGTCCTAGTAACTGAAGGAGTAATTGATGGAGTTCTAGTGATTGATAGAGTTCTAGTTATACTAGGTGTTCTAGTAATTGATGGGGTAGAAGTTACACTTGGGGTTCTAGTAATACTAGGAGTTCTTGTGATTGAAGGTGTAATACTAGGAGTACGGGTTATACTGGGTGTTCTAGTAACACTAGGTGTTCTTGTTATACTAGCAGTTCTGGTGATTGAAGGTGTAATACTAGGAGTACGGGTTATACTTGGAGTTCTAGTAATACTAGGGGTTCTAGTAATACTAGGTGTAGCTGTTATACTAGGGGTTCTAGTAATTGAAGGTGTAGCTGTTATACTAGGGGTTCTAGTAATACTTGGTGTCCTTGTTACTGATGTACTAGGAGTTAAAGTTACTGATATACTAGGGGTTCTAGTAACTGTTGGGGTTCTAGTGATACTAGGGGTTCTAGTGATTGATGGTGTTCTTGTAGGAGTAGGTGTAAGAGAAGCTCCAATACTTCTTGTAGGGGTTACAGTTATTGAGGGGGTTCTAGTAACTGTTGGGGTTCTAGTAATACTAGGAGTTCTAGTGATTGATGGTGTTCTTGTTATTGATACACTAGGTGTTAAAGTAGTTGAAATACTAGGTGTAACTGTTCTACTAGGTGTTCTAGTAATTGACGGTGTACGAGTTATACTAGGGGTTCTTGTAATTGTAGGTGTTCTTGTTATAGATACACTAGGTAGAGGAGTTATTGATACACTAGGTGTTCTAGTAATAGATGGGGTTGCAGTTATGCTAGGTGTTCTTGTTATACTAGGAGTTCTTGTTATTGAAGGTGTTCTTGTTATAGATACACTAGGTGGTGGAGTTGTTGATACACTAGGGGTTCTAGTGATTGATGGTGTTCTAGTAATCGAAGGTGTAGCTGTTATACTAGGGGTTCTTGTAATTGTAGGTGTCCTTGTTATAGATACACTAGGTGTTAAAGTAGTTGAGATACTAGGTGTAACTGTAGCACCAGGTGTTCTAGTGATACTTGGTGTTCTAGTTAATGAAGGGGTTCTAGTAATACTTGGAGTAGGTGTTATTGATATACTAGGGGTAACTGTTATACTTGGTGTACGAGTTATACTAGGGGTTCTAGTAATTGAAGGAGTAAGACTTGGTGTTTTTGTTACACTAGGAGTTCTTGTAATTGAAGGTGTTCTAGTAATCGAAGGTGTAATACTAGGCGTTCTAGTTATACTTGGTGTTACTGAGATACTTGGTGTTCTTGTTACATCAGGAGTTCTAGAAGGGGTTCTGGTGATACTTGGTGTTCTTGTAATTGAAGGGGTAATACTTGGTGTTCTTGTAATACTTGGTGTTCTTGTAATTGAAGGAGTTGGTGTTTTGGTAGGAGTAAGTGATGGAGTTCTTGATGGTGTAAGTGATGGTGTTGGAGTTGTAGATGGTACAATAATTTCTCTAGCAGGTTGATCTGTAATAGTAATGATACCATGTTGGTAAATAATATTACCTACATAATATGTTCCTGTGTCTCCTTCACCTTTACTAAATATTCTTCCTTCCCCATCATCATATAAACCTCCACTACTAGGGGCATTAATGAAAAAAGAACCAGGTTCGATATTATCTCCATATAATCTATTAGGAATAGATATAACCCCTATACTTTCAGTGTTAAATGTTTTTTGGGGGTTTAAAGTAGTTTCTTCATAATTATAATAACTAGTTTGATATCTTGGATCAGACCCTAAAAGGGGACTTACAGTTCCATCAGTATTAAAACTAGCAGTATTAGCATTAGAAATTCTACCTCCACTTCCCGATATATAATTGGTATAGTAAAGTTGTTTTATGGAATCATAAATAAGAACTTTATATTGTTCTTCTCCTGGGATTTGTCCTGTTTCAGATTGGGTTGACAAATAATCACCTTGGATTCCTATGAATCTGTCAATATTGGTATTTGAACCTGTTAGAGTATCTCCACTTGAAAAAGTAAAGCCCTTATTCATCTCCAATGGTGAAATTCGAATATTTTCAGACTTGAACTTTTTGTAAGTACTCATTATTTATAAATATTTACTTACTAAATTTTACACACAATCCCCTATCTTGGTAAATACCCCAGAAGTATTTGTTTGACCGTATATACTACCATCTGAAAGGTATCGTGAAAGGCTTCTGAAAGGTTTTACACAACTAGAGTTTGTAAACATTATACTTCCATCTTGTAAACTAGTTGTATTACTTGAATAATAGGTTTGAGTTTGGTTAAGTGGATCACATGCATCTGAGATAGAAACTTCAAATGCAAGACCTGAGATTGCATTACATCCTGCTACTGGTGATACACTAATTGAAGGTGTTACTGTAGGGGTAATGGTTGGTGTTGGGGTGGGTGTTGGTGTTATTGTTGGGGTAATAGAAGGTGTAATACTAATAGAAGGTGTAATACTAATAGAAGGAGTAGGTGTAGGAGTATCTGTTGGTGTAGGAGTTGGTGTGTCAGTTACTGTTGGAGTGGCAGTTAATGTTGGTGTAATCGAAGGTGTAATCGAAGGTGTGATACTAATCGAAGGTGTAATTGTAATACTTGGGGTTATAGATGGGGTAATGCTAATAGAAGGTGTAATTGAAGGTGTAATCGTTGGTGTTGGGGTTGGGCTAGTAACTGAGGTACAATCGATTGAAACTGTTAATAACGTAACAGTGTAATCAGGTTCCCCAGAAGGGGTAAAATTTAAAACTTCCCAATCTTTACCGTTTACAAAAGCAACACCACTTACAGTAATAGCATTTCCTATAGAAGGTGGGCTTGTGGTATCAAATCTAAAGAAGTATTCAGTAGTAGAACCAGTACATTCTCTAACTGTTACATCATAAGTAGCAGGTGGGGTTTGTGAGGGTGTTCTTGAAGGTGTTAATGTAGGTGTATTAGTAGGAGTAGGAGTAAGTGTAATACTTGGAGTTATAGATGGAGTAATAGAAATTGAAGGTGTATTAGTAGGTGTGATAGTAGGTGTTGGAGTTGGGCTAGTAACTGAACCACAATCAGCTGAGACTGTTAGTAATGTAACGGTGTAATCAGGATCACCAGAAGCGGTAAAGTTTAAAACTTCCCAATTTTTACCATTTACAAAAGCATCACCACTTACAGTAATAGCATTTCCTATAGAAGGTGGGCTTGTGGTATCAAACCTAAAGTGATATTCAGTAGTATCACCAGTACATTCTCTAACTGTTACATCATAAGTAGCAGGTGGGGTTTGTGAAGGTGTTCTTGTAGGAGTAAGTGTAATACTAGGAGTAATAGTAGGGGTAAATGTAATACTAGGGGTAATGCTAATAGAAGGTGTATTTGTAGGAGTGATTGTAGGAGTAGGAGTTGGACTAGTAACAGAAGTACAATCAGCTGAGACTGTTAATAATGTGACAGTGTAATCAGGTTCCCCAGAAGGGGTAAAATTTAAAACTTCCCAATTTTTACCATTTACAAAAGCATCACCACTTACGGTAATAGCATTTCCTACTAATGGTGGACTTGTGGTATCAAACCTAAAGAAGTATTCAGTAGTATCACCAGTACATTCTCTAACTGTTACATCGTAAGTAGCAGGTGGAGTTTGTGAGGGTGTTCTTGTAGGAGTAAGTGTGATACTTGGAGTAGGGCTATTAGTAGGAGTAAATGTAATACTAGGGGTAATAGTGGGAGTTATTGTTGGTGTATTGGTAGCAGTTAATGTAGGTGTAATCGAAGGTGTATTAGTAGGAGTTGTGGTTATAGTAGGTGTTATGGTGGGAGTTATTGATGGACTAGCTCCTGGGGATTTACTAGGTGTTAATGTTATTGTAGGTGATGGAGATGGAGATTCAGGTGGAGTTCTTGTTATACTTAAAGTAACTGATATACTAGGTGATAATGTTACTGAAGGGGTTATACTTGGTGTTCTAGTAATTGAAGGGGTTCTACTAGGTGTTCTAGTAATAGAAGGTGTTCTAGTAATAGAAGGTGTAGGTGTTTTTGTTGGAGTAGCGGTTATAGAAATAGAAGGGGTAATTGATGGAGTTGGTGATGGGGTTGGGAATATTAATTCTGATGAGGGTTGATCAGTAATTGTTACTATACCATGTTGGTAAATAACATTACCTACATAATAAACTCCAATACCAGATTCACCTGTACTATACAACCTTCCTTCTCCATCATCATACAAAGCCCCACTTTTTGGGCTATTAATGTAAAAAGTACCTGGTTCTATTACATCCCCATATAATTTATTGGGGATAGATATAACTCCTATACTTTCGGTATTAAATGTTTTTTGTGGATTTAAAGTTGTACCTTCGTAATTATAGTAACTAGTTTGATATCTTGGATCAGATCCTGAAAATGGACTTATAGTTCCATCTGGGTTGAAACTAGCTGTATTAGCAAAGGAAATTTCTCCTTCACTCCCTGAGATATAGTTAGTATAATAAAGTTGTTTTATGGAATCATATACAAGAACCTTATATTGTTCTTCACCAGGTATTTCTCCAGTTTCAGATTGAGTAGTGAGATAATCACCTTGGATTCCTATGAATCTATCAATATTAACATTCGAACCTGTTAAAGGATCACCACCCTCAAATAAAAACCTTTTATTGGTTTTTAACGAAGATACTGATATATCCTGTGCATCGAATCTTTTAAAAGATTGTACTTTATACTCATTACCTGATGCCATTCCATTTTTAGAAATCTAGTTTAACCCTTACTAATGATTCTTTTGTAAAATCTTTAACTAAGGGTTTTGAAAGTTTTGCTACAGCTAGTAATTCATTACTATCATTATACATTCCCACAGTTGTAGCATATGTTTGTGGATTATCTATAAAATAATTATATACTACTTCACCGGTTGAACCTGAAATAAAACTTGGATTTTCTGTGTAGTTAAATTCAGAATTTCTTGCTCTAACGAAAACATAATCTGATGTAATTGTTTCTTGAGAATTTAATTTAAATACTGTAGATAAAGATCCTGAGATATTATTATATAATTTTTCTGGGTTGTTGTTATTAGTATTACTATCTCTTCCTGTGTTTAAATTAATACCTTCAGTATTATTATCATCTAAAGCAGCCCCATTTAAAATAATTGTTGAAGTATCAGGAAAAAATAAACCATATGATCCAGAGTTTGTAGTATATCCAGTACCTGTATAAGCGGCACCATCAGAACCACTTACAATTTGATATGCTCTTTGGGTACCATAAAAAGTAGGTAATGTTACATCTTTAGAGTTATCAGTTAATTTCAACTTAACACCTGCACCTCCACGGCTACCAGTTAGACTTAAATTAAATGAACCCGGAAGTAATTTTTCTTTATATCTTGCCCTATCAGGACTAATTATATAAAAATAACTTCCTGAGTAACTGTCTCCAAATACAAATTGGGCATTTTCATCTTCTAAAAGTAATGTTCTGTATTGACCATAAATACTTCTTGAAGGAGATTTTCCTTCCACATTAGCATCAAATAATAATGATCCACTTCCTTCACTATCAGCATAAGCTATAGCAAATTGAACTGCAGCACTAGCATCATCAGAAGCTGTTTGGTAAACATTTATATAATACTCTCCTGAGCTACCTTGGGTTTGAGTTGATGAAGTGAAATAACTATTTAATTCTACTGCATTATTAGACCATACTGTTGAAGTTACTGTATCAGAACTTACAACAAAATCTTCTGGATCAAATCTTTTAAAGCCCATATTTTATTATGTTAGTTGGTTTTGAGTAATTGTTACTGGAATTGATAATCTAGCTCCACTATCTAATCCTACTACAGTTAATGTAGTTTTTAACTGGGTGTTAGTTCCAAATAAAGTATTAACTGTTGTTGCAGTTAAGTTAATTTGAGTTCCTGTTACTGTTTTAGAAACATTAGTTCCAATAGTAGTAGTTGAATTGTTACTTTCAGTAGTAGAATCAATTCCTACACCATTAAATGTACTAAATAATCTAACATCCCCAATAGTAGCAGAATACCCACTAGATTCAAAAGTTTGAACATTACCTAAGTAATTTAAAGTTTGGGGTGTAATTGCTAATTGAGCTCCTTGTTTTAATGTTATAGCACTATATCCTAAATCTAACACAGGTAATTTAGCTGTACCTCTAGGTAAAGTTACTAATTTATATTTCATTATTTGTTGCTCATCTGGAAAGGCTTCTAAAAGGGGCATATTATCAATTGCCTCTCCATAGTATGCCGAGCCTGATGGGTGATTTGGATTATATAAAGTATAATCTATTTCATCATCAGCTAAGGCAAATTGGGTAATTTGGAATGAACCATCGTTTTTTGCTAATAATTCTCTACCTTTTTTAGTAAGAATTGCATCAACCGTTATTACTGAGTTATTTAGATATCCCATGTTTAAATTTTTATATAAATATTATATGTTATAAATATATTAAGTTATTATTCCTTTACTAGTTAAATCTACTATTATTGCTGAAGCACTTTCTTCTAATCCTATTGCAGGAAAAGGAGGGAATGCTATACCTGTTGAATTAGATCCTGAACCATTCGCTAAGTATGGGAATTGGGCATCCAATAACATACTATTAGCATTAGGAATATATCTTCTAACTAAGAAGAAATCCTTGTTTACATTGGCAGATACATCACCATCTAATTCTATTTTTAATCTACCTCTTCCATCACCTTCAATATTTTCCTGGGGTGGGGTTACTCTTTTAATTCTATAAGATAGGTTTTCATTATTACCAAATCTAATTTCATCACCAGGATATAAAACCATTGGGTAATATATTTCCGGAAATTGTGTTCCTGGAGGTTCTACTCCTCCAGGGAAATTTGGAGTTGCTCCTCCTGGGGTGTAAGGTAATTTTCCTTGGAATGAATCTTCTCCATATGCTTCATTTAAATTTGAAGATGACATTACCAATACACTAGAACTTATAATATCTGTACCACCTCCTGCTGAACCTGTAAATACCCAAAATGGGAATGAACCTGTATTATCATTAGCATACAAATGTGCTTTATTACCTTCTAATCTTATTTTAGTAGGTAAAGCTAATGGAGTTGCTCCAGGAAATATTACATTGGAACTTCCTCTAGTGAATGCACTTAACCTCCATCTTAAGGCAGATTGTTTTTTAAATTTATTGTTTCCTGAATTTGCTGTGATTCTCCATTGTAGGCTATACGAAGGGTTATCCAAATTATATCCATTAGCTTTTAATATTTCTCTAACGGCATAATTCTCAACTACAAATTCTATCTCATTATTTTGGTTTACTATAGGTTCCTCAGAGCCTATTCTTCTATCTTTTTTATTTAAACCATATTTTCTTCTTTGTCTTCTTGTATTTCTGGTTAATCTACCTGTTACATATCTAATAACATCGTCATCCCCAAAAGCAACAGAACCTATAAGATTAGATTGACCATTTTGATAAACATATAATTGTATATCTTCTATTGTAGGGGGAATATTTACTTCATTCCCTGAGAAGTTATCTCCTGTGGTATCATATTCTAAAGCTAATTTTACTTCTAATTCTATAGTATTAGCTTCTCTTAAGAAACTAGTATCTAATAAAGTATTTACACTAACTAAATAATCTTGGGATAAATCATTATTACCAGGACTATCAGGATCATCAGGAAATAAAATTATACCTTTATTGGATTCGTAATAGTTTTTTACTTTTGCATCTTCTATAATTGTAGATGCAGAAACACTTGAAGTAATTTCTTGGGTTGGGTCTAAAATTATATTAAATGAAGAAGTACTAGTATAATTTCCGGCAAAACTAGCAGTTCCATTAGCTACAAAACTATAATTGTTAAATGAATTATCATCACTATTATCGTATAAACTTATTCTTCTTGAACTTGTAATGGGAATGTTAGAGCTTGAAGCTTGGCCTCCATTTTGGCTATATAAAATAGGAACAGGTACAACTCCCAACTTTACTAAATCAAATTGATCATTTAATATTTGTAAATTTTTACTACCTGTTAGTAAACTTAAACTAACTTTATCTGATGTTTGGAATGTATTTTGGATAGTAGCTTGGAATATATTTCCTTCTAAACTAGGTGGAATAGCATTACCATCTTTATCTATTAAATAATTTAAATATAACCCAATAGTATCATTTACTAATGGGTAGTAATTTTCAATAGAATTATAATAAGCAAAAAATGCATTTCTGCTTTCTACTGTTGGAGATTTACCATATGTTCCTCTATCAGTAGGTGTCCAAACATTTAATCTTTGGGATGTTGATTTTGATCCTTTATATTTTGAATTAATAATACCAGTATCAGTATAATTAGAATCTGGGGTTTGTGCTTTTGTAGCTGTATTATTAATAATTAAATTAAAATTTTGTGGTGTATTTGAACCTGTATTAAATGAATAATCTACATCCATTAAAAAGCTATTATCTCTAGCTTCTATATAATTATTTAGAGTAGGTTGACAATTTAATGCTTTATCAAAAGGTAATATATTTTCTCCAAAGAAAGTAGGAACAATAAAGTTAGTGCTTGTTGGCACTCTATATACCCCATAGTCAGGACTATCCGAAGAGGTAATTTCACTATCTACAGATGAAGATGGAAATATACTCATTGTATAAGAAGTAATAGTTAATCCTGATTCTAAAGTTTTATTTACTTTAGTGTTTAATCTAAATATATCATTTTGATTAAATTGGCCTATATATGAACCTGATGCCTCTATTCTTCCTGTTGAATTAGAATTAGGAATTATAAATTCAGGTTGTGTAAAAGTATTTCTTAAGAACTGGCCTGTTTCGGAATTATATTGTTCAACTGATACTGAGGCTGTTAAATTATATACTCCTGTAAATGAACCTCCAAAAGATTGACTTATTAAAATTTTAGATCCTGTGTCTCCATTTTCTAAAAAGTCTACTATTACATTATCAGAATTATCAACAAAATTACTCATAGAATATTCTATAAAGTACATATCGTTTTGTCTAGTAATAGTAGTTGAAGAATCGGCACTTTGTGTAGCTCCATTAAATATATCTGCTATAGGGCTATCAGGAAACGTAAACGTGGCACCTGGGTAGATTCCTTGGCTTGATAATATATTTGAACTTGTTATTATTCTTTCATATGCACCATCTCCATCCGAACCTGTTACTTTTAAGTGCACTTGTATATTCACTGAACTAGTAGGTTCAGATGTATTTGATGAAGTAAAGGCATTAAGTCCACCTCCTTGAACTGGGGAGGTTAATTCTAAACTAAAAGTACGGGTTTCAGTTTGTGATACAATTTCATCTCCTAAATCATATTCAACATTAAAATTGGCATCTAATGATAATGAAGCTGATCCAAAGTAGTAGTCAAAACTGTCTTCCCCAGATTTAAGTACTGGTCTAAACATTAAGACTTCACTACCATCATTAGCTCCATTTATAGAAAATCCAAATTTTGGAAAATAATTAATATTCCCAGTATCACTAGCTGTTCTATATATTGCAATAGTATTCTGGGTGTTATTAGTAAATTGAGAAGCAGAACCATATTGAAAAGATGCAGAAATATCTAATCCAGCACTAGCAGTTAATTCATATCTAAAGTCAACACTGGAAGCTGTTAAAAAAGTTACACTTACTGGTATACCTGTTGGATCACCTGGATACCCATCTGCATGATTAGCTTGGTAATCTTCGGCTTCTGATTGGTCAAAATGGAAAGCTCCATCCCTTGAGGCAGAATGACCATATAACCTTAACACATTAGTTCCAGGAGTTCCATCTTTTGCATTAAAATCACCATTAAAACCATTTAATGTACTACCTGAAAATGGTGTAGGATTAGATGTAATAGATAACCCACTTCCTGATAGGGTTAAATAGGGGAAATGGAAATCAATTGAACCTGTACCTGCACTTTTTATTTGTGGGTGGCCTCCTTGAGCAAATCCTGAACCTGAGTTTCCGGGGATTTGTGTATTATATGAGCTTGTAAAGTATAAAGAATTAAGGTCTACTAATCTTGGGGAAGGAACATATATCCCACTATCATTATTATTAATAAGAGTAAAAGATTGATTTGTTAAATCACCTCCACTGTATCTACTAGCCGAATGATAAACCCCCGATGATGTAACTCCTCCTTCAAAATCAGTATCGGATGCACTATAAAATAATGAACAACTAAAAAACCAAGGTATATTTGAGGTTCTATTAGGAGCATATCCTCCAAAATTAGTATTTATTCCAGCTAATATATCAGCTAAAGTCGTAGAAGAGGAACCAGTATTAAAAAATCCTTGGGCATCTTCTGTCCCACCATTCCAATATACAAATGTTTGGGATTGATTAGTTTTACTCGGTGATACAAATACACCTTGTGATTCATTATCACTAGGACCCTCGTTAGAATAACTACCACTAGCTCGTAAACTCCAATTTTCGGAACCTCCTACTTCAGAACCAGTTACGGTTATATCACCTTGAGATTGATCTATAGTTAATAATACACTATTGGCAAATGGGGTAACCCCATTAATATAATATTCTGCTGATGTTCTTCCTCCGACTGTAAAATCAGGGAATGCAATTTCTATCCTATCTGAAGCTTGTAAATAATCAGTAACTAAAACTCCATTTAAATCAGCTGAAGATAATTTTATAAGTTTAACAGTTTCACCTGAATAATACACCCAAGCATCACCACTAACTGGATTATTTGTGTTTTTGCTAAATTCAGTACTTCCAACAGAAGTGTTTGGGAAAAATAATGGATTATAACTAATAGAAGTATCTACTACTTTTAAATAGGGGGCACATTCTGGATTTAAAGATTGGGTTGTTGCTACAATATGGGATCCACTAAATTCCCCATCATAAAATTCTCTTTGATCTGCTCTAGCATTTCTATAAAGAGCTAAACTAGAAGTTGAAGTAAACCCAGGAATTCTATTTGAATAATTAGGGAATGAACCTGTACTATTAATTGATCCTTGAATTGATTCACTATAACTTTGTGTTAAGAAAAATCTATTAGATAAAGTTGGTTGATAATATGGGTCAGCAGATAAAGTATTATATCTTTCAAATGAACCTCCTGTTCCACCGCTAAATCTATAAATTGAAGATCCACTAGTATATTCATAAGCTCCTACATCACCTGATCCTGTGTTATAATTTCTAGATTGTGGTTTAATTGAACCACTAAATGTTTCATTACTAGAAGTTGCTTGTACGAAAGGAGATTTATTTCTTTCTAAAATATGTTGTTTTACAGTTACCCCAGAAGTTAAACTAGTACGAGCAGGAGTAAAGTCTTTAATCATTTTGAATAGTGAATTATCAAAATATTTTATTAACCTTACAAAATCTTTTAGATCATAACTTTTAATATATTTTTCAAAGTACTCATCTCTTAAATCATCTAACTCAGGATAATTGATACTTGATGAATAAATTTGTCTTGGATCTCCAATGTAATCTCCTATATTAAAATTACCTAATTGGGCAATAATATCATCATTAATTTGATCTTGAGGAGAAAAAGATATGTCTACATAGTTAATTTCATCAGTGAAACTTTCTGTAGTTGGGGATGTTTGTTGTAATGATTGCAGTGGTGATAACACGGTAATAGACGTGTTAGAACCACTAGGACTATCGGGTAGAATTGTTTCCTTTATTGTAGCTTTAACAGTTGCCCTATCTTTTATACCCGTGGCTAAAGCATTTAGGTATATTGATTCTTTATTGGTTGTAAAGTTTTCATTACTTAAAAAGTAATTACTTGTAGGGCCAGTAAATGATGCTGTAGGGTAGTTAGCCGAACCTGTAACTTTAGGATGGATGGAAGTTCTACTTCCTGTGTTTAGTTGAGTTCCTAAATCAGCTCTAAAAGTTAATTCATAAGGAGCCCTATTTATACTATTTCCTTCAAATGAATAAGGATTTAAAGTATAATCATGGAAAATACTTTCACTTAAACTTGGAGAAAAATACCTTATTTCTTGAAAAGATCCAGAAAATGGTTCATAATCTTTACTCGCTATAGTTACCGTGCTAGAATTGGGGAATTGAATTTCATCCCCTCTATAAGGTCCATTTGAGAACCCACTAATACTATTTGAACCTGTAAATTTTAGATTTCCATCTAATGAATTAGCAGCATATAAAGTTGCATTACCTCCTTGTAAGATAGTCATTACTGACCACCATCCTCCATCAAAAAATGGGAAATATAAACTAGCACTTTTTGTAGTATCCCCACTATCAGGAATAAATTTTAATGTAGCATAGGTATTATAAGGATCTACTACTGATCCGGAATAAGATCCACTTGTAAAAGCAGAACTTGTATATTCTAATACTACTGAAGAGGCACCATCATCAATTGACCATAGTGATTGTGAATAACTAGCAGTAGTAGGTATACCTGGGGATTTGAATCTAAATTGTACTGTATTTGGAGTGCCACTTCCACCTTCCCAAGCTGCTAAAGTTGAAAATGAAGAAGAAAAATAATATTGACCTTCAGTATCAAAGGCATAATTAAATACTTTTTCTTCTAAATTTCTATCTGTGGTTGTATGTCTTTTACTTCCACCAAACTCATTAATTCTTAATATTGTATCTGGTATACCGTATGAAGTTAATAATGCTCTTAAACCATTATGGGTACCTTTAGTTTTTAATAAATAAGGTATATTATGGTAGATACGTTTATATAAACGCTTATTTACATCATCTAATGGGATAGCATCGTTTGAAGAAGATACTTTAGTATCTATATATTCAGACCCAGTATTAGCAGGTAATGTATCGGTTATATCTGGGAATGGGAATAAACTGCCTGAGGGGGTTAATCCCAAAAATGCAGTATATAATTCATCCCTATTAAAATTATTAGAGTATAATTTAACATTAAAGTCTCTAATAGCTTGTGCTACTAAATCCTTAGATATACCATACTGTAATCTGTTATCAGCATCAAATTTCTTTGAAACATCTTTAACATAAACCCAAACATTATCATAATGTTGACCCACCATATCAACAAATAGTTCGTATTGGGAATTTTCAGGATCATCTCTTAAATATTGAGGTATAGTCCAATATAACCAATCTTTATTTTCTTGGTCAAAATTAGAAGCGGATAAAGCTATACCACCGTAATAAACAGAAGAAGGATCGGCATTACCTAACCAATTTAATACTTCTGTACTTCCAGTTGAATATAAATTATATGGGGGTGTTAAATTAGATTTAGGATAAGAAAATAAAGATCCACTATCATAATATAAAAACCTTTCATATCCATCAAAGTTTTTAATTATTTCTTCTACTTGATTTGATAATGTTGCTTTACTTTCACTATAAGCAATAGTATCTAAAGTTCCACCCGATATTTGTTCTAAGAAATCACTTATTTGATTACTTGCGGATTCTATTAAACCTACTTTATAATAAAAATTTTCTAATCTAGTTTTAGCTGAGCTAAAATGGACAAATTCCCCAAAATCTTCGTAATCAATATTAACTTCAATTTCTTTTTTAGTTAATAAATTTTGTATTTCATTGTAGGAACTAGTTAGTGAAGTATTTGTTAATTCACTATATGAAAAGTCCCCACCTGAGGATCCTTTAGGTGTTTCTTCTTTTAACCCAAAATTAGGGCCTTGTATATAAACAAAATCATCAGCTACCTTAATAACTGAGGGGAAAGTAATTTTATATGCTTGTGGGGTAGATATTTCTTCTACTATCCATAATTGGGATTTAATATCATAATTTGAGGGTAAGGGTGTATATAATTTTATTAAAACTTTATTGTTAGATAATTTTATATTATTTGCTACAATAGTTTGATTATCCCCAAAATTTAAATAAAAATCTACAAAATAGGGAGCATTTTCTCTATATTGTATAAATTCATTTGTGGAGGATAAAATTTCTGTTTCATCTACTTGATTACTAGAAATTTCTATTTCAGTTCTATTTGAACTGATGTTACTAACATAATATTTTTCTGATGGGGAAGAAGATAATCTTTTTCTGTAAAAAGTATAATTAGTAAAATATGAATCTACATCTAAACCTAAATTGATTAAATCTTGTTCTGGGTTTAAAAGTACATCGCCTTGTTTAATAGTATAAGTATTTAAATTACTTACTTCCTCTATTAAATTTTGGTTTTCATCATATATTGCTAATTCTATATAATCACTAGAACCAGAAAAACTAGTATCTAATATAGATACAGTTAATAACTCCCTATCTGAAGAATCATATTCTTGTGTTTCAAACGTATCTGGATTTATAGGTACTATTTTAATTTCTTCCTCCATTTATACTTTTTTAAGGTAAATTTAAATCCTTTCTTATATCTTTTATAGCATTATCTATCTCACCTGGGTTATTGCCTAGATTATCTAAATTGATTTCAACTTTTTGTCCCGTAGTTAGTTCTATATTTTGGATTTGAGAATTAAGTAAATCTCTTCTTAATTGGGATATTTCTAATTGTAATGCTTCAATTTCTTCTAACTTATTTTCAAATCCTATATAATTACCACTTTGTTGAACTAAAAATTCATGAGAATTAGTATTTCCGTTTGGTGGAATATCATAAAAAAGTTCATTATATAAAGTAAAGAATTGTTCAACAGAAACTTGATTTTCTAAATCTTCTGAAATAGATGTAACTCCTAGTTCTCTAAAATTAGTATCAATAGTTTTAGAGTACTCAACTTTATTATATACATTCTTTTTTAAATCTACTATCTTTTCTGCCATTACCCATTAACTACTTTAAAGTAATATTTATCATCTTTAACTATAGTACTACCACTAATGGTAGTTTGAATTAAAATTTTATAATATCTTTCTGGTTCTAAACCATTCATGTATATATCAAAGTAATTTCCAGTTGAATCGCAACTTACTTTAGTAAATTGTGAATCAAAATCAATTACATATTCATTAGTATCTAAATCTTTTATAGCATATAATGAACTACTATTTAAATATTTGTTAGTGGTATAAATAGAAGCTGTTTGGAATGTTCTAACAGGAAATTGTTCTCTAACATTTAATCTAAATCTATTTATACTTTCACTATAAAATATTCCTGGATTATTATCTAAAGCTACTACTAAATCTGTAGTGTTAATTTCTGATAGACTTCCAGTTTCAAAAGAGGAATCATCCCATTTTATTTCTAATACTGGTGGGTAAATTGTATTAGTATCTATTGCATAATATTGCAATTGAGGTTGAACATCAAAATCAGCAGCAAATTCAACTGAACTTGAGAATTTTAATATAAATCCTTCATTTGATATGTCAGTAAACCCTCCAATTGAATTAGAACTAGAATACCAAACATTTATTATATCAGTAACATTTAAATTTAAATCTTTAAAAGTTCTATAAGCTAAACTTTGACTAACTACTAAATTAGTATTATTAGTATCATTTGAACCTGTGTACCAATTTCCTCCTCCTTCATTACCTGAGGTGTAAGATCCTGTTACATATGTTGGGAATGAAGATGTAATCCATTGGTTATCAGATCCGGATAAAAGTCTGTTAGTCCAAGTTACACCATTAGTAGTTTGAGGTGAATCTAAATATTGACCTGTTCCATTATTCCATGAACCATATACAGGATAAGCTTCTACTGTTGTTTCTTGATTTATTCCTTGTGCTTCAGCTATAAAGCATTTTAAACTACTTGAAAATTTATTTCCAGAACCTACTCTGTTATCTATAATACTTTCAATTTCAGCTTGATTAAATTGAATAAGAAATCTAGATACTTGGGGGGAGGGATTAGTTAAAGGGTTAAGGTTTCCTAATTCAAGAATAGGATCAATCCCTGTGTTCATATTTGGGTAATATGAATATATAGTAGCGTCTTTAGTTGGAAAGAATTTATATACTGCCATTTTTAAATATTTATCACTTTTCCTTTAATATCTTGGTTTGGAAACTTAACTTCAAAAATACAAGGATCAATTGAAGGATAAATTAATTTACCTTGAGTTGCTCCATTAATGTCATAAGCATATTGTGAATAACCTGAACTTGTTCCTGCTTTGTTAGTAATAGTAACATTTTGTACTGTTTGTACTCCAGGGATTCTATCTATTAATAATTCTATATCTTTTATTAAAATAGGTTGATTAATTTGCCAATTATCTATATTAAAATATTCTATTAATTCATTTACACATTGACTTAAAACTTGACTATTGTTAAAATTAGGGACAGTTATTACCTCAAAGTTAACTGCTATATTAATAATAAAAGCATCCTTAATCCCTATAGAATCACCAATCATCCTATATTGATTAAGATAGGTTTTTAAATTATCTTTTAAAGTATTAGAAGCTGTTGATAAATTTTTATTATTATCATACCCTAAAACATAAATATCTACAGTATTATTTCCTTCATTAGCTTTTGGTTTTTGGCTATATGCTTTAGAAACAATACCAAACCTTGAAGGCATACTTAAAGTTCTTACTAAATAATCATCAGCGGTCACATTTCTTAATTGTGAACCAAAGTTAGCTAAAGTATTTTGTCTTATTTCTTCTGCATTATCCCCATCTTGCCCGCCTGTTGCACCTGAAGGGTTATTAACAGCAATAGAATCAAATACATATTGTGCTGTGGAACTGTTTAAGTTATTATTGTTAAATCTCACAGTTGAAGTATCTAATGAAGTTATACTATTAGCAGGAACATTTGAAGCAACCCCACCTCCTGTGGTGTACCTAACTGTGAGTGTGGTGTTTGTGGGGGCAATACCATAAGTATTTGTAAAAATAAAATTAGTAGGGCTAAAAGCAGTAGTTAATTTATTTACTTCATAAGGTAATCCTATACCTACATTATCAGGGTTTGGAATAATTTCTTCATCTATATCAGAAGGATTTCCAGCTCCAAATTGTATTTGAAGGGATCCACTGTCAATAAATCTAGTAGCAAATCTTTTTTGGACTTTTTTGACTTGTAAAATATAGGGTGAATCATTACTATTAACAAAGTTATTAGGATCATTAACATTTGTATTTTTTAATGCCTTAAACACTGTTTCTTGCCCCAAGTAATCAACTTCATTATATTCACTATTATCGGAATCAAAAATATCTATAACACCAGCTATATTTTCGGCATTTATAGTTACAGTAGGGAATTCTTCAAAATCTCCAAAACTAAAAGTTGTAGTATTTATATTTCCAGAAGAAGCTTTTCTTGTTTTCTTTAGTAAAAAATATGTTGGGGTATTACTAGAAATTTGGGCTACACTTACAATTGTAGGATCCAAAGAATTTGATACAGAAAAATCAATAGGATCTTCTATATTAAAAACAGTTGAATTAGTAGTTGATGTAACCTGGGTATTAGAATCAAAAAATAGGGCATAATCATAATCCGGGTAATAAGTACCACCTACCAATTTTGAGGGGACTAATTGAAATACTTCTACATTAACATTAGATAAACCTGTTACTTTTGGTTTATAACCAAACATGTAGGCTAAATCAAATATATTGCTAGTTTGTCTTACATACTGTAGATAAGTTTCTTGTAATTGATTATCAAGATAAAATGAAAGGACATCTCCTACATAAGAAGCCTGTTCCATAAACATGATACCAGGAGAAGAAGGAGTAAAATCAGTATAGGTATTAGGAAAATAATTTTTAGAAAAATTAATTAATTGGGATCTAAAATCCGAAAAATCCTTATTTAAATATTTTATGTCTCTATTTACTGCCATTATGTAAATGTTAATTCTAATTCATCATTTATACCTGTATCTTGTACTGAGTATTTTAATTGAATTATAATGCTATTATATTCAGGTTGTTTTAGTATATTTACTGAGTTAATTATGATATTAGGAAAATTATCTCTAACTTTTTGTTGTATGTCTTCAGTAATGAAATCTAAATTTCCTGTTTCTATTTGACTAAAAACATATTGTCTTAAACCTGCTCCAAAAGTAGGATTTCCTACCCTTTCGCCTGGGTTTGTTAAGAAATAGTTTATTAAATTGTTTTTAATAGCATCCTTAGTAAGAAAATTTTGGATAAAAACTGCATCTCCATTAATAGGCAGATCAAAACCAATAGCAACTCTTGGTCTTAAATCATTTTTAAATATTTTTCTTACTACAATAGCCATTATTTATTCATTAATCCCATTATTTGATCTATAGAAACTTCTCCCTGGGGGAGGCTACCATTAGGGCTTGTAGTGTCCATAGGACCATTTACTTGTAAAGGTATACTGTTAGTATTGGCTGTTATAGTACCATTAGCTCCGGGTCTCATTCCATCTAATACTTTCATATAATTTTCTCTAATTTCTTCCTTAGATTTAGAGGGGAAAGTATTATTAACAATTGGGGTTTCTGTCACCATGTTAGACTTAGGAGATTTTATAGCCTCTAAAAGAATATCTTTTAATTCTTCTTGTATAGCCTCTTTTACAGTTTCCTTTATTACTTTTTTTAATTCAGTAATTTTCATATATATAGTGATTTATTATAAATATTAAATTAAAATGCTTTTAAATTATTTGTGGTTATATAAAATGCCAATTCATCAATTAATACTTGATCGGTGGCGCTAAAAGAAGGTTCTCCTTTTAATTGTACAACTCCTTGTTTATTTTTAGCAACGGCATACCTCCTTGTTAAGGATCCAATAGTATTTTTTTCTAATTCTATACCCATAGTAAATCCATTTACTTGTGCAATTAATGAAAATCCTTCTTCAACTTGTTCTTGAGTTAAATCTTGTAATTCTTCATTAATGGGTTCAAATTCTAAATTTAATTCACCTGCACATTCTCCAGTTAATTTGTCTAGAGCATTTAGTAAAACTAATACAGTAGTAATACTACTAACTAAAAATATTAAAGCAATAATTGTTTCTCTATTTAAATCTTTATTAGCTTTCTCTAATTCTTCAATAGTTTGTTCTGCTTCTTGTAATTGTCCTACGGTAGAATATGGTTGAGTAGCTAAAGGTAAAGGTACATTTCTTAAGGTTTGAGCTACATTTTTTAATAAATTTTGAAGTACTTTAAATGTAGCAGCTAAACCTATATTTACCACTATCGTAGAAAAAGCTTGGTTTAATTGTCTTACTACCCTATTTCTTCTTCTTACATTATCTTGTAATTGTTCTGGGGTAGGGCAAGTTTTAAATGGAGATTGGGATATTTTAGTTATACCAAAAGATATTAATAAAGTTACAACCAAAGGTATTAATCTGCTTTTGATAACATTATTAACATCCATTATAACACCTCTTCTAATAGTTAAAGCATTTTCAACAGCATCATAATATAAGGGATTTAATTGACTTTGAGCCTCATCAATTTTAATTTGAGCTTCATTAACAGCCGCTTTAGCCTGTTGTTCTACAGTGAGTAATACTTTAGTACCTAAATCACTTTTTATAGTATTATCCCGATTAGTAATATCTCTAATTACAGGGGGGATATTATTTTTAGTAAAAATAAGTTGTGGTCTTAAGATAACTACATCGTTATCTCTAAATGAAAATTCTCTTTCTTCATTTTCACCATTATCATTCCCTACATTTATAGTAACTTTAGATGGTAAAACAACTGTTTTAATCCTTATATTAAAAGAACCATCAGGTTGAGTTTGTAAATTTGATTCAGGAATTTTTTCTCCATTTTCTTTTTTTACTAATGCCCCTTTTAATATTTTTATGGATACTCCCGAATAGTCAGGGTTATCATTTGCATTTAGTAACCAATAAACTTTTCCGGATATAGGATATTCTCTAATTACGGGAATATTGGCTTTTAATTGGGCTCTTAATTGTTGGATTTCTTCTTTTCTAGCTTTCCTTCTTTCTTCCTTTCTTTTTTCCCTTTCGTTTCTTCTTTCTTCCCTTTTAGTCTTTCTAGCTTCTTTTCTTTGTTCTCTTGATAAATCATCCTCCGATTCTTTAATTTTACGGTTAATGCTTTCTACATCAAGTTTAAATCCAATATTTTTTAAAAGTTTTTCACCTTCAGGACTATCTAAAAATTGTTGAGCTAATAATAAAAGTTCTTCGTCTAACATTTTATAAAGTTTTTACAATTTTAGATTTATAATTCTCTAAATTATCTTTAATTTTATCAATTTGCAATTTAGTATTTTCGGCCGCTAAAGCAGCAGGACCTAAAGTAGGATTACTAGATAAAGAATTCATTAATAAGTTTAATGACTGTAATAATACAGCTAAATCATCTAAAAAAGCATCCCCTAATATAAGTGATTCTGAAGCTGAAGAGGCTCCTAATTTTACACTTTGGCCTTCTATATTTACATTATTACTTCTAGAATATAATCCTATATCTTCAACAGAAGATAATGATATTGCCTTATTTGAACTTAACAATATACTATCATTATAACTATTAAATACTAGTCTACCTGAGTTTAATAATATTTGAGGTTTATTATATGAACTTATAGATTCAGGGGATTTAGTTGAAATGGCAGGAAAAGATGTAAAATTAGATTTTAGTGGAATTGATTGGTAAGAAGATAAATATAATGAAGATAAATCTTGGTTTATATTTTCTATAACAGGTAACCATCCTGAAGGGGAGGCATTTGTTGGTTGACCATTTCTTAATATTGTAATTGGATCACCATTTTTACCTGTTCCAGACCAATTATTTTTATATAAAATACTTTTAGATTTTGAAGTATTTCCTAATCTAATTGAGTTACCAAATCTTCCCTCTAATATAGTGTCCCCAGCAAATGGTAAAATGGGGTGAATATTAGATTTTTCTACAAATGTTCCTCCTACCTTAGGGGAATTTAAGTTTATTTCTGTTGAATTATCTGTAGTTCTTCTAACAGACCCACCTTCTATAGATTCATAATCTTTTTGCTGAGAGGGAGGTAATTCAGGATTTTCTAATAAATTAGGATAAGCATTATGGTGAGGGTGATTCCAAATATTTACAGCATTTAAATAATAATATCTTTCTGAGGAAGTAAATAAATCTAGATTTGAGTCTGGGAGTTTTACTAAATAAACTATCTCATTTACTAAAGGATAATTTTTTAAATAAGGAATTAAGGGTTTAGCAATAGGTTTTTCAGGTGGATTATTATTCTGTATATCTACTACTTCAAAAAATATAGTACCTACAGAATTCCACCCACCTAATTTTTCAAAATTAGGGTAAGTATCATCCAAAATGATATCTTTTACTCTAACAGCGATTGTTTTAGAGAATAATTCATTAATTTGATTCCCTAAATTGGAAGTAGTATCTGTAGAATTTAAGTTATTGTTTAAACTAGAAAATCCAAATTTAGCCATTATTATTTTCTTCGAAATTAGTATTTAACTTATCCAATTCCGCCATTAATTGTTGTTTTTCCTCATCTGTAATACCCAATGAATCATCGCTTGAACTATTATTAAGCGTACGTTGTATTATAGTAGCCATTTTAATTAATTGTTCATCGTTACGAACACCAATTTCCATGTACTCTTTAATTAAGGGAACAATTAAAGTAGCATCTCCTATGTCGCTTATAAGGGGTTTAAGTTCTGATATTAGACCAGAAATTTGTTTTTCTTTCTTTTTCTGGTTATCGTAGATCTCACTGAGTATATCAGAGAATTTTTTATTTTTAAATACAATATTATCTAATGCTCCCATAATATTTTGTTTATAAATATTAAGTTAGGAAAAAATTAGAATTTAGTATATCCGTTTTCTAAATAAAAAATATAATTTGATTTAAATATATCGTGAAGTTTATCAGCTATTTTAGTGATTTTAGGGGTTTTTACTTCAACCATTTCTCTTATATAAATGTATAAGGCTTTTTTATTAAATACTTCTAAATCTTCTCTTTTTCTAAATAGCTCTAATATAGCATCTGCTATCTGTGCGTCATTCTTTTTAGGAAATAATTCAAAAATATTATTGCTAACATGTTCAACAAAAATATCAATATAAAGATTTAAATCATTTTTGCTATTTTCTTCTTCAATACTATAAGTATGGGATGAGCCTTCCTTAGATAATTCATCTACATCTGTTTTTTTAACCTTTTTATTATAATTTTTAGTATTATATAAAATTAACCAACGTTTTACTATAGTACCAAAATAAGAATATGCTTTAGCACCCCTAGTAGGATCAAATAAATGGATTTTAGATAATAAAAATGTAATTATTTCATGTTGGAGGTGTTCTAAATTTTCTACCTCAGTATGGTAAAATTTAAAGGTGTGTATTATATTCTGGGTTAGTTTAAAGAAGGGGTAATGAATATTTCTTTCATATATTCTACTTCTTTCTTCTTCATCCTTAATGGGATCTAAATTATTATATATTACAATATAGTCCTCTGTCTCCTGAGTAAAGTAATTTTTACTCTTTTTTCTTCTTTTCTTTACCATAATTATAGGTTAGGTTTGTACTGAGAAATGTTATTTTGGATTTTCTTAATCTCATTAAAAAACCATCCTATTTCATCATCTGATTTAAATGTACCTTTTTGATCAATTTCATTGAGTCTTTTCTCTGATGCTGAGATTGAGGAAGACAATTTCTCAAATAATTCAATGTAAGAAACTATTATATCTTCCGCCTTTTCATTTTTACGTAAAAGATTAAAGGTCGTATATCCTAAGATACCGACCATAGTTATTAAAATACCTAATATTATATTATAAGTAATTACAGTTTCAATCATAAATTATCTAGCATATTCTTAAGTCCTGGGCTGGATATAGTATTTAAAGCTTTGGACTTAGTCTTGGCCTTCAATGTAAATTCCTTTTTTGGCTTTTCCAAGTTATTTTTACCATTTAATTTAGGTAACCATTCTCTTTCAAATTCAATACGGGATGCCATTAAATCTGCTTGATGTAAAATAAAGGGGAGACAAGTACGTGGCTTTTGTTCTGGCATGTAGGCATGAAGATATTTTTTATTTGCTTCATCATATAAACCATCATGTGTCTGGATGGCTAGCATTTCATTAAATGTATAAACTACACCATGAGATTGGAGCATAAATAAACCACGATCAGGAACAGAGGCAAATGCCACCTTAGTATTAAACATATAATCCTCTCCCAATTTATCTTTTCTCCACTGGTCAGTCTGGGGAATGTATGATTCATTTTCTTCATCTCCCATTTTACCTAAATCATGGTTAATAGCAGAAAAAACAAGTTCTTCTAAAGTGAAAGTAGACATATCTGCTCCTTCTTCTTTCCATAGTTCATATTGTTTTAAAGCACAACGAACTACCCGGTTCACATGTTCTACATAACCACCTGGGAAGGAATTATGGTATTCTTTTTTATGAGCAGCAGGCATTAGTATAACACGCTCCTCATATTTCTTATAAAATCTAATTAATTTTTCTTTCCTATCCCCAGTAATATGGGTATTAATGTTGTCAAGAAATATTTCCCAGTTCACCTGGATTTGTTCAGCTGATAATGTCATAACCTAATTTATTTTCTTTTTTTCCTTAATAAAAACGCCTTAAATAATCTAACTAACAGTATAAATAATCTTGAAGTTGGATTATGGGCAATATATCTGAGTTTGGATCTATTGGGTATACTTCTCATTAAATTCTATTTATTTCACTAGGTGACATAGGTTCTTGTTCTATCATGTCCCTAATTTCTTCAACTAAGTTTTGGGCTTTCACTACATTAATCTTATAAGTTTCTATTGGTTGTTGAGTATTAACAATATTCATAAGTGTTGTTAATGTAGATTCTAGTGTATTTAACTTTCTTTCTAATATATTTCTATTTCTCATAATTATAACTTTATCCCCACCCGGGGTATTAAACTTTATCCCTTATTATATCCCTTATCTTCCCCCCTATTTCTCCTCCTTTCCTAATCCCGTAGGATAAATGTACATGAGGAAAATTGGGGAGACAAGTAATTTTTAAGATTTTTTCATAAGCTTTTTAATCTTGAATAAATGAGCGCATTTTTCATATTCCTCCCTTTCTTCATAGTAGAAAATTGCACTATCCAGGGATTTTGATAATACGGTAGATTCAAATTCTTTAATAGCCTTAATATGACTTGGATTATCAACCTTGATTTGGTTTATATAAAACCATGCCCTATGGTACACCGCAAAGTTTGCAGCATTTTTAGACTGTTCAAAATCATATTTAACCTCCTCAGCTTCAAAGAACTTTTTTAGTTTAGTATGGAATACATGGTGATTACTAATTAATTTAGTAAACATCCCAATTTGAAATACCCCAACTTCTATTTTAGAATTTTCAAGAAATTCTTCTATAGTTACAGTTTGGATTTTTTTTTCTTCTGAATTATCTTCAAATAGGTTAAATATATCGTCTTTATTCACTACCTTGGAATTTTAAATCGTAGTAAGCTTTTTCTGCAGCCTCATGTAAGGGTAAATTCTTTTCTTGTGCTAATGAAGATGTAAGTGCCCTCCATTCTTTAAAAAACCCTTTTCTATCAGCTTTTAAACCAAACTCTTCTACAACTTTACCTTGAATTTGTTTACTCATGTTTATAAATACAATTAATTCAAGTCTTTAATTTCCTTTTCTATTTGGGATTGGATTTGTTTAAGCACATCATATTCCTTAGTAATATCCTTTTTATCTGGATTATCAGGGTGATATAACCATAATTCCTCTTGTACAACCTGTACGGCCAAAAGCTCCTCCAATAGAGAAGCTTTTTGGTTTTGTTTTATTTCTTTTTCACTCATAATTTAAGCATTTACATATTCAAGTGCAACATCAAACATCTTACTATTCAATTCCATATCTTGTTTAAAGTTTTTAATTTGTCTAGCTTTTCTAAGCTTATTACCAGCAACATATTCAAAATCACCATCAATAATCTTTTCTTGAACTACATTAAATACACTCCAAAGATCATCACCTTTATCCTCATCTCGAACTGGAGTAATAAAATCATCCATATCAATAGTAATTCTATTTAATTCCTCTTCTGGGAATCTAACTGCAAGCATATCTTTTGCAAAATCAATAATAGCTTCTTGTGATAACTTTGTATTAATCATTTTATTCATTGATTCAACAGTTAATGGTAATTTTTCAACCATTTCATTAATTTGCTTTTGCAATTCATCAAAATCATAACCCATATGTCTGATTGATACTGAATCAAATTCATTAGTTGAAATAACTAACCCATTTTCACAAACCATTCTAAATAAACCGGCAGTAAAGGTAAATGCATTTTTACCATCATGGGAATTAGTTAATAGAATTTGAGGAAAAACAGTATCAATAGATGATTTTTTAGCAAAAGTACCATCAGCATTTCTATAACCAGTAGGTGAAGAATCCGATTTAACCATTCCCTCAGGGATTTGATTAATTACAATATCAGGATTTCTAAAAACAACAAGGTGTTTTTGAAAACCTTTAGTTTTATTGGTTCTTGCTTTTACCTCTTTGGCATCAACAACTCCCCAACCTAATAATTCCATATCCTTAATCAATCGATCAGTAGGAATATGTGAGTACTTATCCGAAACCTCCTCGGATGGTTTAGTGGTAAAAATACTTGGAGCGATTTCTTTTAACTCATTAATTGTTTTGAATTCGGAATTTTGAAGATCTAGCATAACTTTTATTTGTTTGTTTTAATTATTAACTCATTTACCTTGTAAATATACGAAAGGCTTCTTGGGCAGCCAAATGGATCCACAGGAAAAGTTAAAAGTTTTTTTTCCTGTTGCCCTAAATGGCCTCACCTCCACATCACCCCCTATTTCTATCCGTATATACGTTCTTATTATAAAAAAATTTTAAAAATAGGTTGGAATAGTGAATTAATCTACTTATATTAGGGATGTCATTAAAAAATGGTGAGCATAGTGGAGGTCCTTGAGTTAGGTGTACAAAGGAGTTTGGGGCTCAAGGACCAAAGCTATGTGTTTTAAAAAATAAAAAATAAAAAAATGGAGTTATTGTATTTTATTTCGGGTATTCTCACGGTTGGTATAGTGTACTCGATAGTATTACTACGGAAAAATCAATCATCGTATGCTGATGCGATGGAGAGATTACAATCTCACCAGAATTTGTCTTCAATTAGGTTTGGGGATATGGATGAGGAAATAGATAGAATAAACCTGTATACATTAGATATTAAAAGTAAGTTGGAAAAAGACCAATATGCGTCGGTCTCTGAAATTAATAAAAAGATTGGAGAATTAGGAGAAATGACTAATGCGATGAATGTTAGATTAAGTGAATCGAATAAAGTATTTACAAAAAATGCATCGGATGCGTTTACGCAGATTCAATCGGTGAAAAATACATTAAAGGCCTTGGGTCAAGATCCAAATTTTGTTAGATGATGAGTTATATTATAATTTTTATATTGGGTATTTTATTGATTGATATGTTTCAAAATTAAGATATATTTTTCCCGAGGCGTGAGGTTTTTTTAAAAAGAAAGGTTGCCATTTTTGTTTTTTATCCAAAAACGTTCCAAAGGGAAAAAAGGCCCCCATTATGGGGGTCTTCAATTTATTCCAATAATGTTGAATATAAGTATATACTGTCATGGTGTAGATAAGTATATATAAGTCGGGGTGTAGATATGTGAGCGAGTTATGAATCCCCCTACTTCCTTTTTTCACATACGCCACCATATATGGATATTAACGCCTGTGGTATTATATATGTAATACGTACATATGCGGTATATATGTGGTACATATCAAGCTATATCGAGCGGTATCTGGCACCGTGTACCGCGGTACGGGATGCATATCGCACACCCCAACAGTGCCAG